TAAACATAAACTTTTCCCGCCACTACAGTTGTTGATCCAACATTAATTTTTTCTCCTTGACTTGAGTAATCTACGCTCCCTGTTACATTAAGCAATGTGTTACTTGCCCATGTTCCTGCCGTAACTCTACCTGTTTCTGTTATTTGACTTTGGTCTAAACCTATTGTTCCTGTGCTTGTTATTGTCCCTCCTGTTATAGCTCCTGATGTAGCTACAGAAGTTACTGATCCACCGCCGCTTGCATTTAAAGTAATTGTAGAATTACTACTTTGATTTACAGTAAAAGATCCTCCCCCCGTCAATCCTGTTCCTGGATTAATTGTTATAGTAGCATTATTTGCGGCTGAAGGTATGGTTGGAAAAGTTGTTAAATCACCTTCTCCGTTTATATATTCTTCTGTTTCTCCTTGAAAACTTATAGCTAATGTTCCTGAAGACGTTACAGGTGTTCCTGTAATTTGCAAAGCATCTCCCGCCGCAGACAATGCTACACTTGTTACGCCTGAAGATGTAACATAATTACTATTATTAGTCCATTGACTAATATTACCGCTTTTGTTTGTAAAAGTTTGTGTATTACTTGCTGTAGTAGTACCAGTATTAGTTGTATAACCAGCTCCGTTAGTTAATTGATTATTATCAGTTATGGAGTTAGTAAACGTAACAGTTTCATTAGATGATTGATTTAATGTAATTGTACCTCCTCCCCCTAAACCTGTTCCTGCTGTAAATGTAATTGTTGCATTATTTGCAGTGGGAGGTATAGTTGGAAAGGTTTCTAAATTACCATCTCCTGTTATATACTGACTACCAGAACCTACCACATCTATAGCGATAGTTCCAGAACCTGTTACTGGAGAACTACCTACACTAAAAGCATTTCCTGTATGAGACACTCCTACACTTGTAACTGTTCCTGTTGTAGAGCTTGTTCCTGCACCTATATCACTTCTAACCTGAGCTGCTGTTCTTGAACTAATTACTCCACTTGAAGTAGTTAAAAATGTTGATGCAGTTGTGGCTATTGTAGGTACTGATCCTAATGTTACCGTACCTGCAAAAGTTGCATTGCGACCAGTGTAATCGCCATTATCTAAAGATATTGAAGCAGTTGCTGTTCCACTTGCTTTAAATTGTATTAAATCAGGAGTGCTTTCATCGTAAAATATACCCCAAGTAGGGTATTGACCACTAACACGCCAAATTGTAGCATCTGGCGCTCCAGTAACTGCACCTTGTGATGGTCCAGTAAAAGAAGGAGCTGTTACATTACCTACAAAAGTTCCGCTTCCTGTTACCGCAAAGTCTGATAAAAAATTATTAGTAGCCATATATTACAAATATAAGCAAATAAGGCTATAACTTAAGATACTTTTTGTATATAAACTTTAGCTCCGTTATTTGCGATTGGTGTGTTAGTTAGAATTCTTACGTTTGTTGCAGATGTTCTTTGTATTTCAGGAAATATTTGAGCATAGTTGTTTAGTATGTCTACAACTTGAACTATTACATCTTGTCCTAAAGAATGAGTTACATCTATTTGAGTTAAAGTTCCATTACCAATAGTTGCTACACCAGATAAATCTGCTACACATACATCTACTGCTGCACAAAAATCACTTACTTGTGAAGCTGTAATATTAATGTCTTGTTCACCTATTGAAGTAACTTGACCTGCAGAGTTTGTTGTTAAAGTAACAGTTTTAGCAGATGACCCTTGATTAGAAGCAGCCGCTCCATTGTCTAACGATATTGCTCCCCCTGCAGTTACATTTATATGTCCTGCTGTTGGAACACTAACAAGTCCTACTGTTGTAGTTGTTGCTATGTCAATATTTGCTTGTACTTCTACAAAATCTGATTGTACAGAAGATCCTACAGCAGCAGCTGTAGTAGCAATTACTTGATCACCAATTGATAAAGGTTCAGAAGCATTTCCAAAGAAATTACCCGCTACTGTTACAACGTAGAAATCACCGACAGCAATTGCTACTCTTCCCGAACCACTTGTTAGGTTTCCACCACCTACAATAGCACCAGTTGAAGCATTAAATCCTCCTTTAAATTCTAATAAACCTACTACAGCAGCATTTAACTGATTTAAATTCACTGCACTTGTTCCTGCTGAACCAGCTGGTATTGTAAGTTGTCCTGTAATAGTTGCTGTTGTTCCAACTGTTAAAGATCCAGCTAAAGAAATACTATCGTCAAGATTTATTGTTAAATCATCTGTAGCTCCCGCAACAGTTGCAATATTTGTACCACCTATAAAAGTAGCTGTATTTCCATTTGTCACAGATTGAGCAGAACCACTGTCTCCAGCTAAATTCCAAGAATCCATTGCTCCTGTACCTCCCGAGTAACTTATTGTTACAGCTCCACTTGAAGCTGAAACAGCTATAGGTGATGTGCCTGCTAAAGATGTTACACCATCATTTGTTATTGTTACAGCACCAGTTGCTCCACTTACACTTATGCCTGTTCCTGCTACATTTGAAGTAACACCATCATTTGTTATTGTTAAAACATCTGTTGCACTTACCGCTGTAGTAATACCCGTCCCTCCTGTCGCTGTTACTGTATTTCCAGATGCAATAGTTTGTGATCCTGTATCGCCAGTCAAAGTCCATCCTGTATATGTTCCTGGTATTGCTGAAATAAGTTTAAATGTGTTATCACCAGCTAAATAAGTTGTTGCATCTTTAGTACCTGTTGCAGATAAATCTAAAGTAACTGTATTAGTAGCACTAACTACACCTGCTACAAATGTTCCTCCTGCAATATCTACAGTTTCACCATTAGATACTGTTTGATTTGAACCAGAGTCAGATGATAAAATAAAAGAAGTCATTGTTCCAGCTCCACCATCAGAAGCCGAAGTAATTCTACCTTGTGCATCAACTGTAATATTTGCAGAAGTATAAGTAGCTGCTGTTACAGCTGTATTGTCAAGTTTAATAGTTAAAATGTCTGTTGCAGATGCTGTAGTTGTAATTGCTGTTCCTCCTGTAAAGGTTGCATTATTACCGTTAGTAATAGATTGAGATCCTGTGTCACCAACTAAATTCCAACTACTCATAGATCCAGTTCCTCCTGTATATGCAATAACAACACCATCAGTTCCGTTTCCAGTTGTAGAAATGTTAGATCCTGCAAGTACAGACAAAGTATCTGCATTAGCAATTGTAGAGTTTGTACCAGCTGAGCCTGCTAATGTAAAACTACTCATAGATCCAGTTCCTCCAGTGTATGAAATAGTAACTGACCCCGTTGAAGTGTCAACTGCTATAGGAGATGTTCCTGCTATTTCAGTTACACCTGAATTTGTAATAGTTGTTCCAGTTGCATTATTTTGCGTTGTAATACCTGTTCCACCCGCTATATCAACTGTGAGTCCATTAGTAACTGTAAGGCTTGTGCCTGAATCTGCTGTTAATATCCATGAAGACATTGTTCCTGGAGCAGAGCCACCAGTTACTGATGTAACATGGCCTTGAGCGTTTGTAATTATTTGACTTGGATATGCAAATGTTCCCGCTGTACCAAAACTATCATGATTAACAGTTAAAGTATTTCCTGAACGTGTTGAAGATAAAGCTGTACCACCCGCTATATCAACAGTAATTCCGTCAGTTATAACAGCATCTCCACCACTATCACCCGTCATAGTCCAACTTGACATTGAACCTGAACTTGTACCTACGGCAACCCAATTGTTTGAACCTGTATGATATTTCAGAACATTTGTATCTGTTCTATAGATTAGTTGTCCTTCTCCTGTTAATCCAGAAGGATCAGATGTTTCATTATCAACTTTGAAGCTGATAAGCTCAGAGTTTTGGAGGTTGATGTTTGCAAAAAACTTTATATCTGCCATAATTTTTTTTCTTTATTATTAATTAAATATTGCTTGTCCTGTAAATTGACTATTAAATGTCAATGTACATTGATTTATACTGTTGTACTCTACTTCGCACTGCACTTCTTCTAAAGCTCCGTCTATGACAGATACTGCTGGAAATTTTCCTAAATCGTGATTAACAACAAAAGTTGCGTTAGATGGAGTTAAGTTTACAACTTTGTTTTTATCTCCTGAACCACTTCCATAGTCCAGCAAAGATATAAAATAATCTTGATTCTGTTCGAAGCCCCCATTACCTGCTACAAAGGTTAAAACTATGTCATAAAAGTTTGGCTCTGTTCCTTTTTGCGTTGATGATACCCATGAAAAAATTCCCCATTTTGATATGTCAGAAGTTTTTGATATAATTACTGTAGAGCCAACTAAAGGAGCTGTATACCATGAAGACAAATCTACATTAGGGCTTCCTACTTGCGATTTGCTAATTCTAAAGCCAGTTACTACTGAAAATTGAACAAGCGCACCTCGTTGTGGGTCAAATGTAATACTTCCAGGATTTCTTACTGTTTGTCCTGGAACAGTTGGATTTATAATTTGATAATAAAAACGTGGAACATCTAATTGTATACGTGCATCAAGATTTAAAAAATCTGCAACAGATTGAGCTGTAAAGTTTTTTGTAGCATTTAAAAAGCTGGCATCTGTACCAATCCACTTATCATCTGCTTTTACTACTACTTGATCTACATATGTACTAATTCTTGCCATTTAATTATCTATTGATTTACCTTTTTCATACGACCTTCCCCCAAAATAGGCGGCAGTGATAGTTATTAAAAGTATTTTTAAAAGTTCTTTCCACTCGTCGTCTACTGCAAAGTTAATAAATCCAGAATCAATAAAGATAAGCAAAATAGTAGATACATATAAAAATATAAGTGTTAAGGGTCTGACTGATTTAGACAGATTGTTGTCGCTTGACATATCGTACCTCCATCTTTCAGTTACATTTTTTTGCTGTGACGATTCTGCATCCATCAACATTTGTGTCATTTCTTTTTCAAATGCAGCCTTTTCTTCTTTTGTTTGAATAAACCTATCAGCAATTCCCGCAACTTTACCAGCAACATCCAATGCTCCTTTACCAAATAGCTTATGTAATATACTCATTATCTTCTTGATTTTTTACCAGCACACTTCCATCTCTTACGAGATAGGTTATTAGGAGTATTAGGATCATTTCTTTTCCCTATGGGTAAGCCCATTTTTATGCCATAACTTCTGGCACAATAACTATCTCCTTTAGAAGTACCAGGCTTTACTCTTGATCCACCTCCTTTAGCTTGACCAGCTTGACCATAGCTTACCTTCTTACCACTTGAAGTAATTTTTACTTTTGCCTTCCCTCGTCTTGGTGTTGCCATTACTTTTTGTTTTTCTTCGGAGTATGATTATATCCTTTTTTCTTTAAATTTAAATGGTCTTTCATAGTTTTAGCAACTTTGGTAATTCCTGTTTTGCTATACATATTATGTACTTTAAATTTTTTTGCCATTTTATTAATATAGGTTAGTGCTTCGGTTTCTTCTTACCTTTGGCTTTGAGACAACAGTTTTTCTTTTTGATTTTACCATCGTTTTCCTTGTTGGTTTTTTTACTACTTTTCTTTTAGCCATTATTTTTTGTTTTTAGGTAAAGTTTTTACTTTTCCATTTTCAGTACGAGCATATCTATTTTTTTCATTTTCCATGCTTGGAATTAATGTTCCACAGTATTTTCCAGCTCCATATTGCCAACATACTTTCTTTCCTTTTGTTCTTCCTTTTTCTGCCATTTTATATAAAGTTGTAAGTTTTAAATTTTTTCATATTCTTTTTTTGCGTTAAAACTTGGACAATTTTTTTTTGAAAAATCATTGTGTCCGTAAATAACAGCATCACCATGCAAAAGTTTTAAAACTTTTAACAAAGATAATAAAGATTCTGATTGTTTTTTAGTCCTTGTGTCTTCCCACTCATCCATGTTTCTATCCATCCCTCCAATATAACAAATTCCTATACTTGATTTATTATGACCTCTGCAATGCGCGCCTGGAATTTCTATAGGTCTACCGTATTCTAAAGAACCATCCATTCTTACAATATAATGATATCCTATGTCATCCCATTTGTTTCCTTTTACGTGCCATTCTCTTATTGTTGCAGCACTAAAGTCTTTTCCTACAGGAGTTGCTGAACAATGAATAATAATCTTATCTATTTTTCTCATTATAGTTCTATGTTTTTAATCCATCTAAAAGTTTTCTTATACCACCTATTATCTTTTTTGTTTTGTATTGATAAACAAACACCGCAAACTGAATCGGTTACTGTCATTCTTACTGTATCAATTATTGTTTGTAAAATAATTTTGTAATTATAAGGAACACTATCCTTGCTAATTTTCAATGTATTACGTTCGTACATATTACTTAAATTCCAAATGCTATCAGAATAAATTTTATGAATTTTTTTTATATCTCTTTTTTTCCTCCACAAGTCTTGTTCTAATAAAACTTTTTCTTCTCTATTATTTATTATTGTTTTCACCGTATTATCTACTGATAAAAAAAGACTGTCTACATTTTTAGGATAAATTTTTATTTCATCCAATTGTTTTTCAGATGACAAACAAGATGTTAATATAATAGATAATATAAAACATTTAATTTTCATTTAAGTTTTCTAAAGTTTCAATAAATTTGTCATTAAGTTTTTTATAATCACTTCTTAAAACTACAACTTCTTCTTGTAAATTTTTAATTTGATTTGTAAGAGTTGTTTTATTATCTATATATAAATAACCTATTGCAATAATGCAAAAAAACAATCCTCCTGCTAACGGATTAGCAGCAAAGTCTTTAAAATTTATTGGTGATTTCATCAATTATATTGATGTTACTTCTTCTTAAACTTCCAATGATATAGTTTAAATAATGAAATAGATATAGCAAGAACTAAGGATATCATAGTTAAAATTTCATTAAAATCAGCTAAACTTAAACCTATAGCTCCAGCATTAGGCAAAACTACCTCAAGTGTATCTTTCAAATCGCTATTCATTTCTTTTTTCAAAGTAAAGTTATTACCATATTGCTATACAAGTCTTCCTTGCAGCAACTGTTGTTGAGGTTGACATTAGTTGAACTACTTGTATTGGTAAATAGTTTCCAACTTTAAAATTTTCAAAAGTAACAAAATTTCCTGCTGTTGTTTTTACACGAATATTTACATATCTTGGATCAGCTACTCCAACACCAGGTGCTGGTGGATCAGTAGGCTGAATATCTTGTACTATAGTTGCGCTTGATCCAACATATAATAAACATCCTTCTGATGAATTAATTGGGCCACCTAAAAATATTTTATAGTCTTCAGCAGCTGCAAATATATTGTCATTTATTGATAATATAGTAGAACTATCTATTGCTACTACTGTAGTTGAAGTGTCGTCAGTGGTGTTATAAACTATATCCCCTATCGATACTGTGCTAAAATCAGCACCTACATCTATAAGTTTACTTGCCGTAGCGGTTGTTGTTGCTCCAATTAAAACTGGAAGACTTGGTGCTGGAATTAGAACTGAATCACTCGCTATCACTTCTAATGATAATCCAGTGTTTACTGTAATTTTTGGGTATGCCATTTTTTTATTTTAGAGGGTTAAAAATCTCTTTATTTACTATATGGGAAAGCTCTGTTAAGAGAATCCTTTCTTTTTGAGCAGCCACAATCGCCATTTGACATTGTTTCTACTATTTTTTTTATTCCTGTCGCTTTTGTGAATTTTTCAATTGTATCACCCAAGCCTTTTGATTTAGATGGAGTTAACTCCGTTACTCTTGTTCTTTTCATTTAATTTATTTACAACTACAAAGTTTGTTTGGACAAGAAGCTACATTAAAGAGTAACTTAGATGCTAACCAATTCCAAGAACACTGGAATTTACACCATAAACTTTGTAATTTTAATCCTATTTTTTCTAATAATTTTCCCATTTTAGTTTTTTCTTAAAGGATTATATTTTGGTCTTATAAAAACTCTTTGAGTACTATCTTCTTCAAGCTTTACGTTGACCTTTGCAATTAAATCTTCTTTAACTGCTTTGATTTTTTTAGCCTTAACTGTTTCTTTTTTTTTAGCCATTATATTAAATTTTAATTAATTTTATTTTTTAGACATTTTTTTAAAAGTCTTAGCTAAAGTATATCTTTTAGAACCTGGAGGACATGATGAGCTGCCAAACTTTTTCCCTGTGCAGGGCTTGTCTGTTCTCATTCCTTTAACCGCTTTTTGTATCCAGTTATTAGCCATTACTATCTTAAGTGATCGTGTCTAACCACTTTTGCTACATGTCTGTAAGACATTGACTTGTCCGCTCCATAAGCATGTCCATACATTTTTGATGACATTGCTTTAGACTCATCTCTTCTACTTTTCATAGATTGAGATTTCTTTCCGTTGCTTGCTCCTAAATGTTCGTCAAGTCTTGAATTATATCCTTGCATAGTTTATTACTTTTTATTATTTCTCTTATTAGTTCTTGCAATCTTTCTATTAGTTTTATTAACCATTCGTTGTGTTTTTCTTAATGCTGAATTCCCACTAATAGTTCTTGATTTAGTTTTCGTTGTGTTTTTCTTAAGGTTTACTTTTGTTTTAGTAATATTACCTTTACCAGTTCGAACATTCAATTCAATTGTTTTTTTCTTATACCCTACACCTCTTTTTGTATCGTTAGTTTTAGATACTTTAACATTCTCCTGTCCGTATATACCTAAATTCTTTGAAGTATTTGTACTTCTGGCTTTACTTCTATTTTTATTAACTACACTTCTGGTAATATTACCTTTTTTGTCTTTATAAATTGAAGTTTTTGCAGTTTTCTTTGTTTTCTTTGTTTTAGGTACAGGCATGATTTTTTTTTATTTTAATGTTAAACAAATATAATAATTATTATTTATTATTTTTAGTTGGTTTTTTTGGTTTACTTATAATTACAGGCTTAGTTCCGCTTGGTGTTACTATAGTTGGTCTTGGTGTTTGCGAGACATTTGGTCTGATAATAATTTGTGGATTGTAAGGTATAGAATTATAATATGGTATAGTATTATTGTATTGATAAGAATTGTAAACTCTTGGTCGTAATGAATTTACGTCAATAATAACAGTGTCTCCTGCGTGTGTTATTCCTAATACTTTTACAAAGTGAAAGGACTCATGTGATGATGCGCATCTTGTAAGAATAGATGTGCAAAATAAAACAAACACTACTAATAATATTTTTTTCATAACCTCCTTAGTACATCTTTGAACCCATTTTCTTTTCCATCCCGTAAGAAGGATTGTTTTTTACTGATCCTTTTGTCATTCTTGCATAAGAATCAGCTTGAGCTTTTCCTACCGCATTGTAAGGAAATTGTCTTTTTTTTCCTTTTACTGTAACTGTTGGCATAATCTAAGTTTTTTATTTATATTTACAAAGATACAAATTTAATTTAATAGAATTGAGGAATAATAAACATACCCCATCACACAATTATTTAAAATACTGGAGAGTTATTAGATACTGGGCCAAGGCTAAATATGGCTTGACTACGCCAGATTTAGATATGATGTTCTTCTTGTATGGAGAAGACTATTTTAATAAAACTAAGTTTAAGGAATACGAAGAAGTTATGTCTTGGGATGTAAATAGATTTGATTCTTTATTAAGTAATGGATGGATTACAGTGTGGAGAAGAAAAGCTGGTAAAGAAACAACATTATATCACCTTTCTTTTAAGGGAAAGAAAGCCATAAACACTATATATAAAAAACTTAATGGTGAAGAGATTGGAGAATCACCTGATTACAATCCTTTGTTTAGAGTTAATGTAGGTTATATGGATAAAGTATACCGAGATCAGATTTTAGAAATGAATAAATTTATAAAACTACAACGACATCTCTCTCTTGAATAATAGTAACTGTTTCATTATTTAAAAGCATAGTGTGTCCTGCATTACGATCATAGTATACTAAATCATTTTCAGATATTATATCCACATTAGTACCTGGTGTAAGTATAATACCTTTCTTGTATCTAAAGTTATCCGCATCTTCAGCTGACAAAAGAATACCTGAGTTAGTTTTTAATTCTTCTTCTACTGGTTTTATAACTATATATTTTCCTATTGCTTTCATATTATTCTTCGTTAGCTCTTCTATGTGTTATTATTGCATTTGTACTTAAAATAGTAGTAGCTACTGATACTGCATTAGTAAAGGCATGCTTTGTAACTTTCAGAGGATCTATCACCCCCATTTTAAACATGTCTCCATAAACTTCATTCTTAACGTCGTAACCTACATTATTAATTCCATCTATTTTATAAATCTCTAATTTTTCATCACTCATAACTTCGTCTGGATTCATTCCAGCATTTATTAATATTTGTTCTAAAGGAGCTTTTAACGCTTTAGATAAAATTAATGATGCAACAAGTTCATTATGTAAATCAGAATAATCATATGGTTTTTTTAAACTATCATGTAAAGTCCATAAGGCTAATCCTCCTCCTGCAACAATTCCTTCTTGTAAAGCACTGCGCACAGCGCATACCGAGTCATCGACTCGGTCAAATTTTTCTTTTTGTTCTACATCTGAGTTACCACCAACGTATATGCAACCTATTCCTCCCGCTAAACTTGCTATACGTTCATTGATAAAAACTCGAGATGCTGTGTCTTTAGTATTTTTTTGCTGAACCTTTAACTCTTCTATTCTTTTTTGTATCTCATCAGAAATATCTGTCTCTTTTATAATAACAGTTTCGCTTTGCCCAACAATAATCTTGTCTGCTTTTCCTAAATCTTTAGGAGTTATTAAACTTAAGTCATCTCCAGTCTTTTCAGAATAGTATTTAGCACCAACTGCAAGAGCTATGTCTTGCATTAACTCGTGCTGCTTGTATCCAAACTGTGGTGGTAAAATATTACAGAACTTTAAACCATTACGAACAACATTAGCAGCCAGGGTATTTATTACATTGGTTGTACATGTTCCGATAATTAAAAGCTTCTCATTATTATTAATGACATTTTTTAATACGTTCTCTAATTGTAAGATATTACTAATCTCACTATCACATACTAATATCTTTACATCTTCAAGAATACATTCATCCTTCTTTTGATTATTAATAAATAGATTAGAAGTATACCCTCTGTTTATTTTTATACCGTTTGTAACCTCTGCATAGGTATCCGAAGATTGCGAACGCTCAACTGTAACAACTCCATCTTTACCTACCTTATTGTAAGCATCAGTTATAATTTTTCCTATTGTCTTGTCGTTGTTAGCAGATATTGTTGCTACATCCAACAGCTTTTTTTTAGAAATTTTTTGTGAGTTTACTTTTAAATCTTTTAATATACTTTCTTTAAGTGTATTGATGTGTCTAATTACCTCAGTAATATTATGCGTATCCTTTAACAACTCTTGACCTGCATTAACTATAGCCTCCGTCAAAACAATAGCTGTAGTTGTACCATCACCAGCTGAGTTAGCCGTTCTATTAGCAGCATCCTTCATCATTTGAATTGCTAAATTTTCTACAGGGTCGTTTAACTCTATTGACCTTGCAACAGTAACTCCGTCTTTTGTTATAGTAATACTATTTGTATGTTGAGGTGATTCTATTAAAACTGTTTTACCTCGCGGGCCAAGTGTACTTTTGACTGCTTTAGAAATTGTAGTTATTCCTTTAATTAACTTTTGTCTTCCATGATCATCGAAGCAGATGTCTTTTGGAATGTATCCTGAACTCATAGTAAATTTGATTTAATTATTTAAACAAATATACAATTTATATTTCAACTTACATATGTTAGAATGTTGTTTTATTTGTTCTACTATACTACTATATAGTTTTATACTACTATACTATTCTTTTATTATTATAATAATACTTTATAATTAACATTAATATTAATATATATTAATAAATAACTATAAATCAAATAGTTATAAAAAATTAAATTAACATTAAATCAACACATTAATAACATTAAGATAAAAAAAATAGGACTCCTTTAGGAATCCTACTTCAATCAATAATCAAAACAAAAGAAATTTTTAATATTCAAATATATTTCTATCTCCACTCATACGCATCTTAGCTCTTTCAATACCGTCTGCTATACAATCGATCTTATATTGTTTTTTCATTTGCTGTCTATACATAGCAGCTTCTTCTAATCCTGAAATACCATCTGGTCTACTATTAATTAATCTACCGTCTTTTACGTAAAGTCCATTTACATAGTCACTTGTTGTACTACTTGGGGAAACTCTTTTACCGTCTTTATATGCCATGATGTTTTATTTTTCGTAAAGATAATAAAAAAATTTTAGATACACCGAGCATGAGGGCTATAGTGGTTTATACGTGTGCTACCCCCCTCAAAGAAAACGATATTCTGTACAGATGTAAAGTAATACTTTGATTTTTTTCTGCAATGTTTTACCTTTTTTATTTGAGCAGCCTCAGCCTCATTAGGCCACGCCTCATAGCCCTCCTCGTTATCCCTCGTTATGTTGTGCCTTAGTATGACTACTGATAGCACACACCTTCCCCTTCCCCTCTACCCCTATCAACTATCAAGAGTATAGTAGGGAGGCAGAGCCTTCCCTTAGTACCATCACGACATAGGATACACATAAACAATTCATAGGGAAATCCAGTTGAGTACAAATCGCGTAAGTAACTGAAATCCAGAATGTTAGCAGTCGATATTTTACTGCTCTAAAACATTGTACTAAAAATAGTTTCCAAATAATGTATATATATACTACTAATGGGTAAATTATAATTATATTTACAATAGTTATGCACAGCGTGTGCATATTTAACTAACAAAACTAAGACCAATTATTATGCAAACAAATGACAACGCCTACCTTGAACTACTGAAAGGATTACCTTTCATCAAGCAGTCTCAATCAGAGGGACTAATCAAGTCAACAACAGAGTTAATCTTGATAGATAACTTTACTGATATACCAACAATAAAATGCCCATCTGAAGTTCAGAATCAACTACGTTTCGTAGGATTCAAAGGAATAACAGATTACATATTTAACTAAACCTAATACAACAACTAAAAATTCAAAAAAATGATATTAATAAAACAAAACCCTAACTCAGTACTATTACAATTAACGAAAAGACAACTGAATATAATAGCCCAAAACTTAGATATGGTAATGAATCACGACTTGCAATATATGGATGAAAAAGAACATAATAAGTTAGCAATTCACGAAGACTGTGTCGCTATATTATCAGAATTACAGAGCATAGGAATATGGGGAGAGTATCCAAAATCAAATAATAACAAAAACTAAAACCAAAACAATTATGAAATTATCTACAAGACAAATACTAAAATTAGACTTATTTATGAATTCTAATCCATCACAAGAAGATGTCGAGCAATACTATATTAATAATATAATGCCCTATGACTCTAAGCATTCAATTGCTGAAATCTTAGAGTTAGCTAAAGACAGTGCAATGAAAGACTATAATAGTGAAGCACTTTATAACCATCCTCTATATAATGTTGAGAACAAAGCATCTAATCCAACCCTTGACAATCCAATTTTTGATGGTGCTACCCAAAACATCTTAAACTTTAACTTTAGTGATGCAATTAATAAATGGGTTATGTTCTCTTATAATTATAACATAGGCTCAGATGGTAAACCTACATTCTTTGAGGCATTTGGAGGCTCATTAAGAAATCATTTATACACCAAATGGAGTGGTTACTATAAGACAGAAGGAAGTGGTGGAGTAATGAATAGATTTTGGGCTGAATTAAGTTCAAATAATCAAGAAGTATTAGCTGATTGGATTAATAATAACTATAACCTATAAAACATACACAATTATGAATAATAAAAACTATAAATTCCAACTTTCAGATAATAATATCTGTGAAGTTTATTACGATGAAATTAATGATGAGGGAGACCATTTTACACCACCTTATTACTCCATAGAGATAAATAAAATCACTTTAAATGGTGATGATGTAACGGACAGAATGGAGACATTTTACGATGAGATAGTAAGTTGCATAAACGAAAACAATAACTAATAAATTAAATAATATGAAACTAATAACAAAAACAGAATTTTTAAGCCGAGTTAAAGTGGTAAACTATAAGCAATCAAGAGGACACGATGCCCCATCATATGAATGGGATATCAAGTTCGACAACAAGAAAGTATGCAATTGTTGGGATGACTCTTATGGTGGTGAACTAAATGTAACCAACTACGACAATCATTCAATAGAAGAGATATATAAGACAATTGAGCCTAAGTCATTGTGGGATGAAGAATACCAATGGACAACATCTCTTGAACTTTTAATGTCAGATTGTGCTACCATACACATAAATCAATTAGAAGAAAAGAAAGGAGTTCTTGTTGGAACTAAGAGCAAATATATGATTCATGGATACAATAAATCAATACCATTTTTAATCAAAAGAGGTAATGCATATTGGATACAAGAAATCATAAATGGAATATCGGACAAATCCACGATACTAAATAAGGATTATTTACTTAACTTAAAATTCACTATATAATGAGAGATAATAATGTATTAAACCTAACACCAAGTAAAATAAAAACTTGTGTGGACAAGCACATCGGAAATCAATTAGATTTTGCTTTTAATGACATCGCAAAAGAGTTAAATTTAGATTACATAGACCAATTTGACTTTCAACAAATCGAGCAAGTAAAGAACCTTAAAGCAAAGGTACTTTTAGAGATTCTAAGCCATTGTCATAGAGTATACAATCTCCGTAAGAGATTCTAACTAACCTCCACCTATAATAGCCTTGCATAGAAATATGCGAGGTTTTGGTGGTAAAGGGCAATAGTGCCTTAACATAAAACAAACAAAATGAAAGTATTAGAATTATTTAGTGGCTCACGTAGTATCGGCAAAGTAGCTGATGCACGTGGCCATCAAGTATTCTCGGTAGACAACGTAGCGTATCCAAATACAAATTGGGTTGGAGACATATTAGATTGGGACTACAGACTAAACGAGATGCAATCAAGAACATTAAAAGAACTATACATACCCGATGTAATATGGGCATCACCACCTTGTACAGATTTCTCAGTAGCTTGTATAGGAAAGAAATGGATTAGTGGCCACGAGTATAAACCAAAGAACGCAGATTTACTTGGAATTCAAATCCTAAACAAAACTATTAGGATAATTCAGTTTTACTTAGAAAAAAATCCTAACCTTATATGGTACATAGAAAATCCAAGAGGAAAAATGAGAAAATCTCCTATCTTTTCTAAAATTGATCACCGAAGAGAAACGATAACTTATTGTCAATATACAAGTGGAGATGAATTACCACGTATGAAGCCTACAGACATATGGACTAACGACTTTGGATGGACTCCAAGAGTGATGTGTAAAAATGGTGACCCTTGTCACGTATCTGCTCCAAGAGGAAGTCAAAGTGGAACTCAAGGTCTTAAGGGCAATCACGAAAGGAGCAAGATACCAACTGACTTATGCAAAGTTATTATAGAGTCGGCTGAGGAAGAACAAGGACTTAATTCTAACTATCCACAAGAATATACTTGTTGTGGTGATGAGGTTGTAGATTGGGTAGAGGATTACAGAGTATGCCCAACTTGCAAAGAACATATATAAATAATAACTAACTTAAAACAAATATAATTATGAACAAATTAACAAATCTCTATAACAAATTTAGACACAACCTTGATGCTTATGACAATTGCGTTATTAATAAAGAATACTTTATTAATAATATGACAAAGGTCATAGAAGATTTCGAGCCGAATAAAGAAAATGCTGACATAATAGCTAATAAAGTTGTGCAAGAACTATGTGATGTAGGATTAGTAAACTCAGATAATATAAGTGAGATTACAAATATGATTACAAACAAATTAAATGAAACACTATGAATTATATAATAGAATTACGAGAGTATACAGATAGTGGTGATTACATTTCAAACGATTACGAGTTTGAGACTAAAACTGAGGCAATGAAATTTGCACGTGAAAACCGAAATGAAGTTTTTAAAATCTTAGAATATGAAGATGGTAAGGACTATAACCCTAAAGAATTAAGCTTATGATGACTAAAGAACAAATGGATTCAGATGATGCATTACTGATTTGGATACAACGCTTGAAACAAGCATTAAAGAGTGGAGATGTAATGTATGCAATGGAGTGTGATAAAATGATATATAAACTTAAAAATAAATAAAATGAAAGATTTAAATAAATTCGAAGCAGAACAACTACTGCACTTAGCACAAAAAATAGTTGATTATGGATACATTAATGAATACGAACACTATTGGGAAACGATAGAAGATGTTGGTAAGACAAATGAGATGGGAGGAATGAAAAATACTGAAGATTGGTTAGACCAAGATAAGTTAAACAAAAGCAATCATATCTTTAAATATTTTTATGCATTAGACAAGTTTATTAATAATCTAAATTCAAAATAGTTATGAAAGATTTATGGAAATACTTTATAAAATATCCAATTTTATTTTTATTTGATTTGTTGATATTGTTAACGATTGTTGTGTTTTTCTACATATTAATATGGATAGTTTATTGAACAAGTTTTGAACGAGATCTCGACACCTTATGCCCCACTATTAATCGTAGTGGGGTTTTGAGGTGCAAGGCAATAATGCCCTAATTTAACAACAAACAACAATGAAATTAAATAAACTTTTTATGGACAATAGTCGATTTATAGAGATGATTGATATATTTACCACAAACACAATTAAAGAAAAATTCAATAACAACGTATATAATGAGTTTGGAGATATGTATGAAGATGTCCAAGATGCTTATAACGAGTTATATGATGAGAATGAAGTACAAGCTAATATACTTGGGTTATATTCTGATAACGATAAAGTTTTTTACACTGACGATCCTACAAAACAAGCAATTTTATCTCAACAAGAGGTAAACAGAAAACTTTCAAATAAAAAACAATGAAAAAAATACTTATAGCTTGTGAAGAATCACAAACGATTGCAAAAAAATTCAGAGAGAAAGGTTATGAAGCTTATTCTTGTGACTTGGAGAATTGTAGTGGTGGAAAACCTCAGTATCATATTAAAGGTGATGCACTAAAAGAGGCCTATAGTGGAAAATATCATTTAATGATTGCACATCCTCCTTGCACATACTTAGCAGTAAGTGGTGCAAGATGGATGTATAATAAGGATGGTAGTATAAACAAACAACGCAAAGAAAACCAAGAAGAGGCTTTAAAGTTTGTTCAGAAACTATTAGATGCACCAATCAAACACATTGCTTTGGAAAATCCAATTAGTGTAATATCTACCCAGATTAGAAAGCCAAATCAAATAGTACAACCATATTTCTTTGGAGACAAAGCATCCAAATCAACTTGCTTGTGGTTAAAAAACTTACCATTACTTGTTCCTACTAATATAGTAAGTAAAGGAGAGTTTTTTGAATGGGTGGATAAAAATGGGAAAAAGAAAAGACAAGCCCAATGGTATATGGATGCGTTGGCTAAAGCTAAGAGTCCAGAAGAGAGAAGAACTTTGAGAAGTAAGACTTTTGATGGAATGGCTGAAGCTATGGTAGAGCAGTGGAAGTTCATATTAAGCTAAAAACGGAGATACCCAAGTATCAAGTGATAGGAGAAAGTCTCTTAGAACGCGTTTATGAAGGCCGTTTTTTAAAAAAATCAATAAAATGAAAGAATAACAACGCAAAGTTAGTTATAAGGATAATTTAACTATATTTGAATAAGTTTTGAATAAGTAATTGTTTGTTAGTTTTGTTACTCATCACCCCACTATGTTTTGATCGTAGTGGGGTTTTGGGGTGAAAATCAAATTTTATATTAATTTAAATCAAAACTATGCCTAATCACGTACGTTGTTACATTACAACAACAAAACAAAATGTAATCAAGATTAAAGAGTTAATTAAAGACAAAGAAAATGGTCTTGCTGAAGCTTTAGTCCCAATGCCCCAAGAAATTAGAAACACAGATAAATCTTTTCCCAAAGAATTTGGTAAAAAACTTAACAACGATAGTGCTAAGTTAATCGATAAATATCGCTTTGACAATTGGTATGATTGGTCAGTCCAGAATTGGGGAACTAAGTGGGGATGTTATGAAAATGAAATTGAAGACAAGTATTATTCTTTCACAACTGCTTGGTCACCATTAGATGAAGATATCATTGAAAAATTAGCCAAAATAATTCCTAACTTTAGCTATATGTATGAAGAAGAAACGGGATGGGGTGGAGCAATGACATTTGAAAATGGGGTTTGTATACATCGAATGGAATATGACTCCCCACAATTTGATGAAGAAGTGTACTTACTTATTAATAAGGATGGCTATGTAATAAAATACGAGGATTTAGGTCAATCTTGGGTTCAGATAGATGAAGAGTTGATATGGGTAGGATTAGCAGAACTTTCTTATCTTAAAGAAGAACATACAACCGATGAAGGTACGTTTAAGGTAGGATACTACCACGCTTATTCATTACAAGAGTTTGCTGGGGATACATTAGAAAGTTCTATAATAGACATTTGCAAGAATAGTAAAAAGCTACCAGATTATAAATCATTTTATAATAGTGGAATTCCAAAAGATACACCTAAAACTGAGCCATTTGAATTTCAATGGAATAGTGGAGAAGGTAGTGAAGACCATAACATTAAAACTATATCGACAAAGATAGAAGTAGAACGAAACCCTATAATATGGGGATAGTATTAACCATTAAAAACTCACCAATGAACGAATTAGAACATATGATTTTAAATGAAAAGCTTAAAGAAAAACCAAACTACGACTACATACGTTGGTTACAACAATTAAGTTTGGATTGTTTAAAAGAAATAGGAAAACCCTTTCCTAAATACTCTAATAATAATTTTGTTATACCAAAGTAATACCTTATTTTTGCTATGGTTATTAAGTTTTATGTGTAAAAGTATGGGGTAGATTGAGGGATATTCCCACTTAACTTTATGGGTGAATAAGATCATCCGTTAATTTTATTATTGTCTTTCTACCCCAACTTTTTTTTATTAACTACCTATGAATTTATCAGAATACCTTATCGAAGAAGTAAAAAGAGACAGAGAGTTTAAAGCAAACTCCAGTAAGAATTTTATTAATCTCAATGACTACTTTAAAAATAGTGGAAAGACAGAAATAAACACTAATCTAAAGTACATAACTCCTAACTATAGAGCAAATAAAATTACCCATATCAACAACGATATGTCTAAATATAAATTAAATAAACATTAATTAAATGAAAAACAATGAAAAAGATGATGACAGAGTTCCTCATTATTATAAAGGAATAAATAAAGAACGTAATTATCAAGCAAGGTATGTGGTAAGCGATTTTGATTGCACTTATAATATTGGGACTGCCGTAACTTATTGCTTACGAAGTTCACGAAAACACGTGACACCAATCGCTGATCTTGTCAAAGCAATTGCACATTTAGAATTTGAAATAGAAAGAATTAACGAAAAATATAATTAAATGAAAAAAGAAATATTTGATAAATACGCTACTGCAATAGCAGAGCAATTTCACCTCAACTTAGATGAGATGTTTGATAAATCCAGGAGAAGAGATTTAGTAGATGCTCGACAACTACTTTTTTACTTATGTCTTGAAAGACCAATTAGAGTCTCTTATGTACAGAAGTTTATGGAAGACAACGGATGCAAGATTGCACATTCCACAATTATACATGGATACAAACAAGCTAAAGCTTTAATAGACGCAGATAAAGATTACTTGCATATGATTGAAAAAATTAATAAAGAATTTTAATGAAGTACACCCTAAAAGATATAGTTAAACAAGCTTTAGAGGATAGGTCATCAGTGATGAGTACCCTTCCTCAAGGTTTTAGTGTTATTGGATTAGGGGTGAAGTTACAGTCATTTCCAAGCCAAACGGAAATTCTTAACTGTTCAAAAGGAGGGGATTACTTTAAAGAAATAGAAATATCAGAGTATAATTATTTTTTTAATAATGGATGGAAAAAAGGAAAACTTAAAGTGGCTATAAACAACTGCCTTTATAAGTTAGACTTGATAGAAGTTAGAATGAAGGAAGAAATGAACACAAGAAAGAATGATAAACACATTCAAAATTTAAAAACAAGAAGAGAGAATGTTCTTGTTAAATATGCTAAACACAATCAAAAATTAAATCAATTAAATTAAATCAAATGGAAAACAAAAAAAACATTTTCAAAGCCCTTGCTGACTTTCAGCAAGAATGTCCTGTTTTATTAAAAGAAACAGATGGTTATGGATACAAGTATATTAAACTTGATTACATAATAGCACAGATTAACCCTCTTTTAAATAAACATAAATTAGGTTTTACTCAACTTATTGAAGATAATGGGATAACAACACTTTTGTTTCATCATCCAAGTGGTGAAAGTATTCAATCACACGCAGTGATTCCAGAATGCTCAATGAAAGGTATGAATGTATATCAATCAGTAGGAAGTGGAATTACTTATTACAGAAGATATATGTTATCTTCAATGTTAGGAATTATTAGTGATGCTGATACAGATGCTAAAGTTTATACAGATACTCCTAAAAAAACTCCTAAACAACAAATTTTTGAAAACAAAAACGTACAACGATTAGTTAAAGATTTTGATTTGGATGTGGAAAATGCAGTAGTTACATCTGGATTAACCCCTTTGGAAGTAGGTGATGAGAATTGGGAAGTAGTTATAAATTATATGAATACTCATCCCGATGCAGTTGGTAAGTCTTTGTCTTTGATTGTGAAAAATCTACAAAAGAAATACATTATATCTAAATCGGTTAAGAAAAGCTTGTCGCAAAATATCAAATCATAATGGATCTGCACAAAATCCTGGAAAAGTTAAATTGGGATAAATATTATTATGGTGAGTATGGTCAGCAATGGTTATCTAATTCTGACATCTTTACATTATTAAACGATCCATTGTCTTTTAGAAAGCCAAAAGAACAAACTAAAGCTATGCTTGAAGGTAGATACTTTCATACTGCAATTTTAGAAAAACATAAGTTAAAAAACTTTAAAGTTGTTGATTTTACAAGCAGAAATACAAAAGCATATAAAGAATTGTTAGTGGAAAACAATAATGAAATGATGTTGTTGCAAAAAGAAAAAGAGAATCTTGATGTAATGGTTAAAGTTATTAAAGACAATAAAGAGATGGCTTCTGATATATTTCATTTTGACAATAAATTTGAAGTTCCAATGATAAACAATATAATGGGATATGCTTGGAAAGGGAAGGCAGACATTATAACTCCTGAAAAAATCATTGATATTAAAAGCAGTTCTGACATAAAAAAATTTAGATATTCAGCTTCTAAATATAATTATGATAGTCAAGCTTATATATATCAAGAGTTATTTCAAAAGCCTTTAGAGTTTTATGTTATAGACAAAACAACTCATCAATTAGGCATTTACAAGCCTTCTAATGACTTTTTAATACGTGGACAGCAAAAGGTAGAGAAAGCCTTAGAAATACACAGCAGATTCTTTAAAAACGATGCTGTGGAGGATATTAACCAATACATTCATTATGAAATACTTTAAAAAGTTATGGGATTTAATTCCTAATAAAACAATAAATAATACTATTATGTGGATTCAAGTTCCAATGTCTGCTAATAGTGTCGATGAAAAGATAGATATAATCATCGCGACAATAAATCAATTGGAGCAAAATATTAAATTAAATAAATAATTATGAGTGAATCAAAGTATGAAATCAAAGTTGGTACATTTTCTCTATTCAAGAACGAGAAGAAAACTGCCGACAACAACCAACCACATTACAATGGTAATGGTAAAGATTTAAATGGAAACGATTTCCAAGTGTCTGCTTGGTTAACGACAAGTAAATCTGGAATTAAATATTTCTCTTGCAAACTACAAGAGCCATATAATGCTAACAATTCTAATAACAATGAAGATAACGCAGCCTCTGTGGAAACAGATTTGCCCTTCTAACCATTAGATTTATTAAGAAAGGGGGCTTATGCCCTCTTTTTTTTGCTTTTATAATGTTGATTTAGTCCTTCTATATTTAATTATATATAATTTATATACTCTTTTATTTTTATTTATTATTATTATTAACTAATTTTCAACATTAAAAGTAAAGAATATATATAAATAACTAATTATTAATTAGTTAGCTAAAATTAAATTAACATTAAATCAACATAAAACCAACATAATGGAAATAACCATCTTTAAAGACATCAAAAATACCTCACAACCATTTTACCGAGAGGTCGAAGTAGTATTAACAAGAATACAACAAGGAGCAACAAAAGATTTAGTAAAAAGTATAAGAAAAGAAAAAGACAAGTCAAAAAGAAATATATTAAAGCAATCATTACCAGCTATATGTTTTAGTGGACAATTTACAAAAAGAAATGATGCATCATTAACTGAACATTCTGGACTTATATGTTTAGACTTTGATGGATACACGACAACAAAAGATTTATTGCAAGAAAAAGAAAAGATATCCAAAGATGGTTATGTATATTCTGTTTTTATAAGTCCAAGTGGTAAAGGACTTAAAGTATTAATTAAAATACCAAAGGATAGTCTTAACCATAAAAATTATTTTTATTCTTTAGAAAAACATTTTAATTCAGATTACTTTGACAGAACATCTAAAAACATATCTCGAGTATGTTATGAATCTTACGATCCTTTAATATTTATAAATCCACAATCAAGCTTGTGGGATAAAATTATAGAGCAAGAATATACAGAAGTATCTAAAACACAAGGAGTTGTTACTATCCCAGTAAGTGATGAGAATAAAATTGTAGAGATTTTAGTTAAGTGGTGGGAGAAAAAATATGGAATGATAGATGGTGAAAGAAATAATAACGTATACATTTTAGCTTCAGCTTTTAATGACTTTGGAGTTAATCTAAACCTGGCTAAATATGTAATGAGTTCTTTTTCCTCTAAAGACTTTCCTTCATCAGAAGTTGATAGAACTATAAAATCTGCATATGCTCAACAACAAAACTTTGGTACGAAGTTTTATGAAGACGAAGAAAAAGTAAATATGATTAAGCATAAGCTTTTAAGTGGTGTAACAAAAAAAGAAATTAGATCTCAGTTAGTTGATGACAATATTGAGGTCTCAGTAATAGAAAATGTCATTAATAAATTAGAAGAAGAACATAGCAATAATATATTTTGGACTAAAAACGAAAAAGGCGTAATTAAAATAGTCCATATATTATTTAAAAATTTCTTGGAAGACAATGGATTTTATAAATTTAATCCTGAAGGAAGTAAAAACTACGTATTTGTAAGGGTGACTAATAATTTAATAGACCACACCTCTGAAAAGGAAATTAAAGATTATATTTTAAATTATCTTTTAGAAATTGATGATTACACTATTTATAATTATTTTGCTGAACATACAAGATACTTTAGAGAAGAGTTTTTAACCTTACTATCTTCAATAAATGTTTTCTTTATAGAGGACACCAAAGAAACTGCATATTTATATTATAGAAATTGTGCAGTATCAATTAAATATAATCAAATAGAAACTATAGATTACATTGACTTAGGTGGTTATGTGTGGAAGGATCATGTAATAAACAGAGATTTTGATTTATGTGATGTAGGCACTTGTGATTACAAAACATTTATTTCCCATATATGTGGTTCTGATTCATCACGAATAAAGTCTATGGAAACAACGATAGGATATATGTTGCATGGATGGAAAAATTTAGCATATTGCCCAGCAGTGATTTTAAATGATGAGGTAATAACTGACAATCCAGAAGGAGGTACAGGTAAAGGTTTGTTTATGAATGCACTAAGTCATATGAAAAAGTTAGTATTTATTGATGGTAAGTCTTTTAATTTTGAAAGATCATTTGCATATCAAACTGTAAGTGCCGATACTCAGATTTTATGTTTTGATGATGTGAAAAAATACTTTGACTTTGAAAGGTTGTTTTCTGTTATTACGGAAGGGCTAACCCTTGAGAAGAAAAATCGTGATGCGATCAAGATACCATTCAATAAATCTCCTAAAATAGCTATAACTACCAACTATGCTATAAGTGGAGAAGGTACAAGTTTTGAGAGAAGAAAATGGGAGTTAGAGTTGGCTCAACATTACACAAAAGAATATACGCCTTTAGTTGAGTTTGGTAGACTTATGTTTGGAGAATGGAACGATGAAGAGTGGTGTCAATTTGACAACTATATGATTAAGAATTTACAAAACTATCTTGAAGTAGGATTATTAAAAAGTGAATTTGTTAATTTAAAAATTCGAAAACTATCTGCTAAAACTGGACATGATTTTATAGAGTGGTGTGGACTATTAGGCGAGACTGCATATCAAGATAAGCTTAAATTTAATGTAAAGGTTTATAAAAATGATTTATACAATGATTTTGTTGAAGAAAACCCAGACAGATCCTCACGAGGTAAAATGACAATTAGTAGAACAAGATTTTATAAATGGCTTACATCTTATTCAGTATACAAGTATAGTTGTGAACCACAAGAGGGCAGAGATTCAGTTGGTAAGTGGATTAAATTTGTTAATATTCATAGCAAGGAGTCAAACGGAAAGTTAAAACTATGAAGTTAAGACCATATCAAAAGGAGTTAGTAAAAAAAGGACTGCAAGTTTTAAAAGACCATAGGTTTATATATTTAGCTATGGAAGTAAGAACTGGTAAAACTATAACCTCTTTAAAAATGTTTAGTCATTTATGGAACAGAGGGTATGAAAAGCCCAAGCGTTTATTGTTTGTTACAAAAAAGAAAGCGATATCCAGTATTGAAAAAGATTACGATGCATCTGAATCAAACTATGATATAATGATAACTAATTATGAATCTTTACATAAAGTTCCATTAAAAGGTTGGGATGGAGTAATTTTAGATGAAGCTCATTCTATGGGGGCATTTCCTAAACCAAGTAAAAGAGCAAAGCTGGTAAGAGATATTTTATTTAAATCAAAACCATATGTTATTTTATTATCAGGAACTCCAACTCCAGAATCATATAGTCAGATGTATCATCAAGTGTATGGTATTATAAATAATCCTTTTAAAAGTTTTAAAAACTTTTATGCTTTCAGTAAAAAATATATTAATGTTAAACAGAAAAAGTTAGGTGGGATGATTATTAACGATTATAGTCAAGGATCAGAACTTATTTTACACCACATGAAGCCTTTTGTTTTGTCTTTTACACAAAAGTTAGCTGGTTTTGAATCAACAATAGATGAAGAAATTTTATATGTGTCTTTACAATCTCAAACTACAAAACTCATTCAGAGATTAAAGAAGAATTTAGTAATTGAGGGCAAGGATGAGGTTATCTTGGCTGACACTGCCGTTAAGTTAATGATGAAAATTCATCAACTTTGTTCTGGAACTGTCAAGTTTGAAAGTGGAAATGGTATGGTTGTAGATTTTAACAAAGCTCATTTTATATTTAATAAATTTAAAGAACGTAAAATTGCTATTTTTTACAAATTTACCAATGAACTTAAAGCTTTAAAAGAGGTTTTTAAAGATAATTTGACTACAGATTTAGAAGAGTTTGATTCTACAGATAAAACAATTGCTTTACAAATTGTGAGTGGTCGTGAAGGAATAAGTTTAAAAAATGCAGAGTGTTTAGTCTATTATAATATAGATTTTTCTGCTACATCTTACTGGCAATCAAGAGATAGAATGACAACTCAAACCCGAAAGTATAATAAAATTTATTGGATTTTTTCTTCTGGAGGTATTGAGGATAAAATATACAAAGCAGTAGTAAAGAAAAAAGATTATACATTGAATCATTTTAAAAGAGATTTATTAAGTTTGTAAAATGACAGAGCAACAAATCCAATCTAAAAGAATAAAACAATTAGAGTCAGAAGGATATTATGTGCTTAAGTTAATTAAAACAAACAAGAATGGTATTCCTGATTTATTAGCGATACCACCTAATTGTGAAGTTTTGTTTAGTGAAGTCAAAAGACCAAAGGGTAAGGTGTCAGCAATACAAGAGTATAGAATAAAAGAATTACAACAACATGGAGTCAAGACAGAGATATACAGAGGTTAAAGATTATGATGTTGATGATTTTTTTTTAGAATCACTACAAGATTTTGAATTACCTATAGCAATTAAGATTGCAATGTTTCTTGAGGAAAACAAAATTGAAGTACAAACAAATAATTTAGTTTCTCACGTTTTAGGTGGTTTAATAATTTACAATGAAGAACCAATTACTTTTGCAATTGAAATAGTAAAATCAGGATCTGAATATATGGTGTTCACAGATATCAAAGAAATATCAATGGATGAATATTTAGATTTAATAAATTTAAATTTATATGTTAAATCAAATGAATTTTGTAAAGATAAACAGGCTTAAAGGAATTGTCAATAATGTATTTAAAACAAATGTTGACAAAAAAAGCAGAGAAAGTTTAATTATAGAAGCTCGTGCAACATGTTATAAAATAATGCGTGATGAAATGCGTATGAGTTTAGCAGAAATTGGTAGGTACTTTTTAAAAAGTCATGCAACTGTTTTACATGGAGTAAAAGAATACCCGTACATGTTAAAGTTTAAGCCTGATCTTGTTTTAAAATACAAGGCTTGTATTAATTTGTGGAGAGAAAACGAAGCTTCGTTCAATATAGAGAAAGAAATCGTTGATATATTGTTAATAAAAAAATCAGTCACTGATTTGCAAAAGTCAAATTGTTTGTTATCTTTAGCTGTAACCCAACTTAAAGACGAAGTTATTAAATTAAAGAAGCTACAATAATGCCCAAAATTGCTAAAGAAGATGTTAGTGCTATTAGTCACATAAATTATGTATCTAATAGTATTCACGACTTTGGAGATGAGCTATATGAGGATTTAATGGAAAGAGACCACGAGAAAGCAAAGAAGAAAGCTCAAAATTTAATAAAAATTCTTGCTGACTTAATCCAATCCTTAACCGATGAAATATAACGAAGACGAAATCAGACCAAGATTGTCTGGCAACAAAAGAAAAGCATTTGAAAATTTAAATAAGAAAGAACGCAGAATTCTTGTGATTGGAGATTTACATGCTCCTTTCGTGTTACCAGGATATTTAAATCACTGTAAAGAAGTTTACTCCAATTTCAATTGTAATCAAGTAATTTACATAGGAGACATTTTGGATAATCACGCTTTTTCTTATCATGAGCCAGATCCAAACGGACTTTCGGCAGGTAATGAATTGATTAAAGCAAAAAAGTATATAAAAGAATGGTATCAAGCTTTCCCAGAGGCTGATGTTTTAATAGGAAATCACGACAGGATGGCTTCCAGGAAGGCAATGACTGGAGGTGTGCCTTCGGCATGGATTAAGTCCTACAACGAGGTCTTAGGTACTCCTAAATGGAATTGGTGTGAAACTATAGTGTACGACAATGTACTTTTTGAGCATGGTGAGGGAGGTCAAGCAGCCAGAAAAGCACAAAACAATATGATGTCAAGCGTTTGCGGTCATACCCACACAAGTGCTTATGTTCAGTGGTTCGTTGGAAAAAAATTCAAAGTTTTTGGAATGCAAATTGGCTGTGGCGTGGACAGCTCCAGTTACGCCGCAGCATATGCTCGCAACTTCAAAAAACAAGCAATTGGATGTGGAGTAGTAATTGGTGGGCATACCGCTATAAATTGTATGATGAGCTTATGAATAAACAATTAGCTAAAGAATTAAATGTATTTGCAATAGAAGTTGCTAAAAGATTTTCTTTTAAAAATAGAGAAGGAAACGTGTCTAATGAAAAGTTTGAGGTAAATGAAGTTATTCCTACTTCAGACCAAACAGCTGTTGTTTTTTTTAAAAAGAACACAGCTAAATTAGGAATGGGTTTTTTTTATTATATAGGACGTGGATCATCCAAAGGATGGAAATATTTTTTTCCAACAGACTCACACATAGTAGGGATGATGGCTTCTCAATATTATAAATTAGAAGTTGAAAGACATAATTTTGGTAAAAACTTTGAAAATATTCCTGAATCTACTCCATTAGTAGATCAATACAATCGTAACAGATCAGTAGATAACCATATATCACACAAATCTCAAATTAGTTAATTAACTTGTCTACTTCTTTTGCGTTAACTAATTCTTGACACTTTTCATATTCTTCAGTAGAAATAAAATAATCGATTAACACATCATATGCATCACCTTCCATTACTTTAATAGGTTTGTATGGATGAAATAAAACAGCTACATCATCTTTGATTTCTAACAATTCCTCGAAAGATTTTTGACCTGTGATAATTTGATAGCTATCAATCATCATGTCTCTATCACTATTATGGTTGTCCATATATACTTTCTAAATATTCTTTACGTCTTTTCGCTTTTTCTTTACGTCTTCTCGTTTTTTCAGCTTCATAGTATTCGTTTTTAGCTTCATTAACTTGTTCTTTATATCCTGGAATATATCTCTTTTTTTCAGCTTCTGTTAATTTTAACTTTGGCGACTTACCTCTATCTTGCATATAATTACTATATCCCATTAATTTTAATAAAGCCTCACCAAAACCTTCAGCCTCACCTATAGTAGACAAGTTACCAAATAATTTTTTAACTTGATTAGCAGGTATTCCTGTTAGTTGAATAAACTCTATATAGAATTTATCCATATTTTTCTTTCTTGTCTTTTCAGTTTTAGCTGCTCCTGCTGCGGTATAAAGAACACCTAAACGAGTTATAACTTCTAATGCAGGTAAACTATCTGGAACAGCTCCCCATTTCTTACCTAACGCAAGATCTTTTAAGCCACTTAATGCACTCCCTAATAAAAATATTGCATTTAAATTACCTAAAATAGCAGCTGTTCCTAATTCTTTTTTGTCTTCATCATCTAAACTTCGAAGAAGTCCAGGGAATCCTTGAGATGCGTATTGAAACAAAACGGGCATAGCAAAATGATAAAGCAACAAAGTTCTTACGTTTTGTGTTACAGTTCCTTTACCTGCACTCCTATCCCATGCAGCAAGTTTTCTGTATAAATTTCTTGTAGCTACAACCTCTCTTCTAAAATATTGTTTTGGTGTTGTTAAAAACATATTAAAAGCCCTATACAATGGCCCTTGTGTTTGATAGTAATCTTTATCTTGTAAGTCGTATGATTGCTGAGTTTTTAATGCATCTTTTTCAAACTTAATAATTGCATAATCTATTGCAGCTTGGTCATTAACTTTAGCACCAGGATTGTTTTTAACATACTGATCTTTATAATATAAGTAATTAGGAATTCCACCAATAATAATAGCACCTTTATCACCAGTCATTGTAGTTAACATTAAAATTTTTGTAATTTTATTTAACTGATCAGAACCTGCAAATGGAAACATTTTTTTAAACTTTGCATCTTCATAGTTTTCAATATTTCTTTCAATCGGTGTTCCTTCAATTTTAATCTTCTTACCATCTACAATTTGATAATAACCATATCTATCTTGTAAGACTACAGAGTTATCCATCATTTCACGATAGACACCACTGACTCCTTTTTTTCTTGAGAATGCCCCTATAACAGCTTTAGAACCATATTTAATCCAATTCCCATACCCTATGTCGTTTCCAAAAGTAGGAATAGATGTAAGCTGTTTAGCCACTAATGTAAAGTTAGCTCCTAATCTTGATAAAAGAAAAGTAGTATTTATTGCATTAAGCCATTTCACTTGCTTTACACCTAACTGACTACCTTTGTTAGCTATTTTCTTTATAGAATCTTCAATGAACATATTTACATCTTGTCCATGAAGTTCTCTTATTGCTGTTTTTACAAGAGGATCAACAAAAAATTTATTTACATCCCTAACAACTTCTCCATAAGCAGCAAAATATTCCATATCACGTGTGTAATTTAATAAAGAGTTATCTCCATCAACTCCTATCACAGCTTCACTACTTTGTCTTCTTGCTAATGTAGAATTAGCTTGTACATTAAAATAAACATTATTTCCTCCTTCATCTAATATTGACAACCCTTCAGTATCTTCTGGGTTTTCTCTATACAACCTTCCACCATAATACGGATTAGACGGCATTGAAGTTCTGTAAAGTTTTTGATATGTTTGATTGTAATGATCATACTGCATAGGAAAATATACTTCTGTTTGCCAATCTGCCCATTTTTTTACATTTTCAGTTAAAGCATTTTCTATACTTTTTAAAGTTTGATCAGCTTCATTTTTTAATTTTACATTTTCATATAATATATCACCCGTATTACTTACAACAATATTACCTTTAGAATCATATTTAGGAAGATTTATTATCAAAGAGCTAAAAGTATTTTCTAATGTTTTACTGTTACCTTCTTTTATGTTTCCGTTTTTATATCTTAGATTAGGATCTTTAAACTGATTGTAATAGTAATACATTTGATTTTGACTTATTAAAATAGAATTATCTAAAATCTGTTGTTCTAACTTAGCAATCAAATCTTCTTGTAAAGTAGTTGATAATGTCTTATCTTTTTTTACTTTTTCTATTTCTTGTCTAAGTCTTTTTTCTCCAATTTTACTTCTTACAATTCCATAATCTTCAGTAATACCATTCTTTTTTACTTCTTTTCTATACTTAGACCCATATATTTCTTCAAGCTTTACTTGAACAATAGTTTGGTTTCGAATTTGTCTACCTTTAAATACTCGTGTTGCAGCTCTTATACCATCAGCCACAAATTCTTGTAAAAATCCCCCAAACAATTCACCAGATGACATAGACACTCTATCTAACAAACCTGATAAATCTTCAGCTGATTGAATAAAAGATGTATCTAAAGCGTTTAATATTTTTTTAGTTATAGCAGCACCTACTTGTTGTACACGTTTTATTTTAGATGGCGTACCAGGTAAATTTTTACCTTGAGTTTCCAACATCGTCTGAGCAATCTTTTTTTGTTCGCTAAAATTATTTATTTGTTTATCTCTCACAGCTTTTTTCAAAGCGTTACTTTGTTTTTGTGTAAGACCTTTATCTTTTTCTTTTACATACTTGTCAATAATTTTTCCTAACTCATTGTTTTGTCCTTGATTTTCTTCTATAACAACTTTTAAAGCTTCTTCAAATGTTAAATCTCTCCACTCAATATCTAATCCAAGAATTTCTTTTATACCAAGTGAAAGATTTCTACGATATTTTAATCTATCAACTCTTAATTGTTCTTGCATTTCTGAAACACCTTCTACTTGCAAAACTCTTAATCCACTTATTATATTGTCTAATTGCTCTGTCAAACCTGCACTATCAAGGTCAGATAATTGAGCTTCTAATAATTTCATAGATAAATCTATATCGGCTAACCTTGCGTTTTGTTCTGGTGTAGCAACCTCATCATTAGTTTTCTTTAACAGCTCATCATATTCTTCTCTTAATTTTGTTATACGTGTGTTTATAACATTAGTATTTACTACTCCTTGCTTGTTAGTAATTTTTAAAAGATTAGTTTTTATATAGTCAAGACGTTTTCTTACATTTTCACTTATTCTTACACCTTTAAATCTTCCTCCTTCTATCTTAGTAGATTTGAGATTTATTATTTTATTAATAGTTTTGTTAAGCTCTATATTAGCTTTTGTAGTAGCTATCTTTAAAATCTCTTCTACCACTGCAGGAACTTCGGCTTTAGTTTTTAAAGCAGTTATTTTATCTATTAAAACACCTATCTCTCCTTTAGTATAATCTACATTACGAGGAATAACATTTCTAATATAATTTCTTAAAAATACTTGAATTTCTCTTAATTGAAGTTTTGCAAACTCTTTATCTTTTAATACTTTAGTAAGTTTCTTTACATTCTCAGCATTGTAATAATTTGGTGAAGGATTTAAAGCCAACATAACATCTCTTTCTAATAAAACTGATAATGAAGTGTTTACTCCAGCAGATTTAAACTCTGATGTTGATCTCATATATTCTAAAACCTCATCAACAATTTGTTCTTGAGACTTTATAATTCTGGTTTTCATACCAAACTCAGTAAATGTTATATACCCTTTATCAGTTTGCTTTTTCTTAGAATTTTTTTCTAATTTTTCATTGTAAGATTCATCGATTCTTTTTCGATTTATTAATTTAACATATTTAGAAGTTACCTTCATTAATAATTGTAAACCACTTTTTATTCCTCCTGGTAGATTTGCAAAGCTTTTAGGCATTACTTTAAAATAATCTTGAGTAGCAATCTCTAAAGCGTCTGATATTTCTTTTCTACCAAACCCTCTTCTTCTTAAGTATCTTGCTATTGTGTCTCTTTGAAAATTAGCATCTATGGCTTTACCTACTATGCTAAGTATATCATTGTCGTTTTTAAAATAGTTTTCACTCTCAGAACCATCTTCAATTCGTGATGACTTTTTATTAAAATCACCTGCTACTTTAACTGGATTAACTCTTTTACCTCCTAATTCTCTAAAATAATAACCATTTAGTTCTCTCGATCCATAACTATAAAAAGTTGGAACAGGTTCAAGTCCTAACTCTTCTGCTTTTTTCTTAAATTGATATTCATTAAAATTAAGGTTGTTAATTATACCCGTCTTTTCATTCATATCATAAGATTTAGCAAAGTCATATCTTAATCGAGCAATACTTTTTGTTTTTTTCCCTGGTTCTACTACAAGAGAATTGTAAAAATTTATTAAATCAGCTTTTTTAGATGCATCATTTTGAGCATCTTGCCACTTATCCATGTACATGTCAAACATTTTGCTTGACCTTTTTTCAAAACTTGGCTCAACTTTTTGGATTTCGGATTTTACAGTAGCTACTTTAGGGCCTGAGCCTGCACTACTGGAAACATTAGATGTCTCAAAGTTTTTAGTATTTTCTCTGGTAGAAACATTAGGCCCTGATTTATTGTATTTAGTATACGAATCAGTAACCTCAGTACTTTGATAAAAATTTGTAGGCTGTACAATAGCATTTACTTTAGCTTTTACTGTCCAAGCAAATGATGGATGATAATCTACATCTCCCTTTTTTGGTTTAGTCGGAGTTTCAAAAGTTGTATTGTCAAATTCAATAACACCTATAATATCAAAAGCACTACTTCCAACATTCATAGGGTCTTCTAATAATTCAGCAAATTGAGTTTTGTTTTTAACACCTAAATGTTTTTGAACTTTTTCATTAGCGGCAATTTTATCATTTAATATCTTCCTTAATTTTGGTGAAAAATTATTATTAATATCTAACTCATCTACGAGTTTCTTTGGGTTTTCTATGTACGTGTCTAAGTTTTTTAGTTCTTCAAATTTACCAGTCTTATCAGCATTTTTTGCGTTTTTATTAAATATAGCTAAAGCTGTTTTACCATTTTTACTTTCTAAACCACTATTAAAACTTTCAATTAACTCTTCATTAGTTAATACGTTATTATCTAATAATTTTTCAGTTAATTGCTCAAAAATATTTTGTTGAAATTGCCAAGAACCATCTTTAGTTCCTACATGTGGGGCAAATAAATTAGCTTTACCTTCTACCGCACTTTTAATAAATGTTTCAGCTTGTGCTTTAGTATTAAAAGCAGCAATATTAGATACATCACCTATTTTTAGATTTTGTTTTTCCATCATTAATGGAACGTAATTTTTACCTCCTTCTAAATCTAATACAATGCCTCCACCTATATCAGTAAGTCCAGCATTAGTAAAGTCATACATATTAGTAACAAATTTTTGTCCTTCAAATGCTTCTAAAGATTTCATCGTAATGTACTTATTAAAAGCTCTCGGGTCATTAGAAATATTGGGTGCAGCTGTAGACTTACTTGACTTTTTAATATCTAATTTTCCTACTTGACCACCTTCTCCTTGCTCTTGCTCAACGTCTAATTCTGATTTTACAAGTTTTTGCAAAGGCTCAAGATCAGTCTTACTAACTTTGTCTCCTGTATCAAGCTTCACAGCTAAAGAAGTCATCATATCTACTATTTCATTATCAGATGCGGTCAACACATTAAACCCTAATCTTTTTAAAGCTTTTTGAGCTGCTTCTGGAAGTTTGTTTATTATAGCATCTATAAATCTTCTAACTACACTTTTGTTTTTACTATCTAAAGTTTTGTAATTTTCAGATATAATTCTAAATATTTCAGCTAACTCTTCTTCGCTTACTTCTTCTTTTGCATAATTACCTTTTCTAATAAACTCATCAATAGCAATCTGATTTGTTTTAGAAAGTCTTCCAGAATTTTTAATAATTTCAAGCATTCTATTAGTAACATTTCGGGCTACTATACTGTTTCCTCCTAAGTTTCTAACGCTTTCTATAAGAACTGCGTGAAAAACTTCATGAGCAATAACATTTTTACCAGATTTCGCAGCCTCAGTAACATTTATATATATAGTCTTATTAGCTGGGTTATAAGCACCTGATTCTATAAATTTAGAATTAAGATTAGCAGCAACTTCATTATACACATCAGAATTTTCTATGAGTTGTATTTTTACTTGTTTTAAAATAGGAAGTTTGCTTATAAATCTTGCTGCTTTTTTTGCTCTATCAAAAATTTTTAATCGTCCTTGTCTATTCTCAGGGTTTTTAGATTTATTCTTAGAATTTTTTTGTAAATTTTTATAAGGTTTTTTCTTTCCCTTAACTGGGTCTCCAAAGATTTGTTCTATATCTTCATCTTCTTTTTCTTCCCTTGCTATTTCCTTTTTGGTCTTCTTTTTACCTTTAGTTTTGTTTTCTTCTTGGCTCTCAACGGCAGGCTTCCCTTTGGTGTCTCCTTCTCCCACCTCTTCGCTATCTCGGGCAGGTTCTGATACATCCAAGCTCTCTGTTTTTGACTTAAAAATGGCATCTTTTTCTTTTTTTATTTGTTTACGTGTAGGTTTTTTATTTCCTTTTTCTTTTAAAGAAGCTATAGCTTCTTCGTCTGTTGTCTCTTGTACAACCTCGTCTATGTCACCTTCAACTATCTCTTCATCTATTTGATCTTCTACATTTTCTTCTGCTAATTCAACTAACGCTTTATCAATTGCCTCAACTTCACTTTGTTCTTTTACTGTTAGTTCTTTTTCTTTTCCGTCAATAATAACATTTAGTTCTTGTTTTCTTAAAACTAATGATAAAGCTTTTCTTCGATTTTCAGGAGTTAAATCAGTTTGAACACCCATTGAATTCATTGCCCCTGTTAACCTTTCAAAATTATATACCTCAACATCAGCATCAGCTTGAGTTTTATCTCCGTTTATAACTTGATTTTGTAATTCAAGCATAAACAGTTTTTTAAAACCATGATAATCGTTTTTGTTTTGCACCATTCTTTCAAACAGTCCATACGTTTCATCACTGATACTCTCAAGATTATCTCTTGTTGTTGCGTTATATATTGCTCCTACTGAAGATATTGCTGCTCCTCCTATGGCTTCTAATAAAGAAGATTTTGCAATTTGCTTATAATATTCTGAACTAAATGCTTCGGGTGTTTTAAATTTATCTTCACCATCAACTAAATTAAATAATCTTTTTATATTAATTTCTGAAATTTCTTGTAACAATCCTGTTTCTGCTTCTGCTATAGCTCCCGCTGTAATATACAAACTTGCTCTTTTAACTGGGTTTGTAACTACATCTGTAACAATGTCTGTAAATCCTTTAGCCGTTGTTCTTCTTGTAGTTTGTCCTAATGCAGTTTTTAAAGCTGCACCAATAAAATTCTGTCCTTGTTCTAAATTTCTAAAACCAGCAACTTCTAAAATAGAACTTGTAATAGCGATTGGTAAAATAGCCATTTTCTTTTGTTGTTCACTTACAAATTGAAAATTAGGATTATTTTCCATTTCTTTATTTAAACCATCTGTAATAAACATTGACATCTGTATTGACCTTTGCGCTCCTTGTCGAGATGTCATATATTTTAATGCATTCCTAAACATCGGTTTTAATCCTGCAACAGCTTTAATAGGATTTTTTCTTCCTTTACCCCCCAATGTTATCATTGCTGGTAAACTTTCAATACCTCCTAATATTCCTTTCCAAACAAACCATTTGTTTTTCATATTAGCATCAGCTTCTTCTGACACATCAGAGCTTCCAAGAACATCTGTAAATATATTTCTTACACCATTAAAGTATTTCCCTCCCATGGCATCTTCTTCATAACCTGCTAAAAGACCGTCTTCATTTTTACCTAATTCATCTGTTCCTTTAATAAATCTTTTGTCTCTTTTTAATCCTTGATCTCGAGCTAATTCAGAATATTTATTTAAATTAATCTCTCCTTTGGGTGTAAATAGTATGCCGTCTTCAGGACTTTCAATTGATGTCTTTTGTTTTACATTTCCCAATAATGTAATTATTTTTTTAATTGTTTCAAATTGGTCGTCTGAAATATTTTTTAAATCAAAATTTTCAGTTTCAGAAAAATTTCTTAAAACTGCATTATACACATCAATATTTTCATTTTCAATAACTTTCATAAAGTCCAACCTAAATTCTGGTTTAGATTGAGTCAGTCCTTCTTCTCTACCAAAAGCTTCAGTAAAATCTTGTATTCCAGGTAAAACAGGCATGCCAAGAATTTCTACACCTTCATATAAAACGTCCATTACACCCCCCGAAATAGATGCTAAAATCCCACCAACAGTATCTAATAAAGCATTTACAATAGCACCATCGAAATCAAATTGACTCTCTTTAAAAGTTACATATTTACCTGCCTCAAAAGAAATTTCTTCGGTTTCTGTTTTAAATTTTGACAACTCATTGGTTAATAGTTCTCTTCTTTTTTCTAATAACTCTCTATTTTCAGTGTGTTCATTAAAAGATTCTACAAACTCTGGGTCTTCATACATTGCAGCATCTGCTTGTTCAAAAATTAAACTTTTTGAATCAAATTCTGTTTTTAAAGCAATATATTCTTTTTGTCTTTCTATAAAGCCAGTTTGCTTTTCTTGTAGCTTGTTAGTAGCTTCTTGAACTTGCTTCATGCTAAAATATTTTTCAGCATTTTTTGTTTGTTGTTTCTCTAAATCTAACTCACGAGACTCTTGAGTCATATTGTTACGCATAAAATCTCTTAGCTTTTCAGCTTGTTGAGTTTCCCCATCAAATATATTACCGAATACAGGGTCTAAATTTATAGTTGTTGTTTCTCCGTTAGGTGCAGTAACACTCATGCCATCAAGGCCGTCCCAAAAACTACCACCTTCTTCAAATTTAAAACCATATTCTCCAAACAAATAATTTAAACGTGGAACAGCATCTTGCTCTTCTACATCAATTTGATATTCGTTTATAGTTGCTAATGATTTTTCAAATGCAGTTGCTCCTTCGGGAACTACAATGGTTTCTAAATTAGATTTTTCTTTAGGTTCGTATGAAACATCAAGTGCTTCCGTTTTTCCTGAATATTTGTTTGAACCAGAGGTTAAGTCACTAAACTGAAACTCTTCATTTCTAATTTCTTGATTTTTATACCCTTGATTATCTCTAAGCAGTGTTTTGAATTCCGATGAACCATCCTCGCCATCTGATTCCAAATTGTCTTTTTTTTTTAACTGACCCTCTGATACTAATGAATCAAAATTATTTGAATATTGTTTTCTCAACATTGACTCCGCAACTACAGATCCGTTAGGAGTAACATATAGTGTGTTACCAGTATTTTCTTCAGAAGCAGCTTCTTCTACTAACTTTAATGTTCCGTCAGCAATTAATGCATCAAATTTTTCTCCATAATTATCCCTTAAAACTTGTTCTTCAACTATTTGACCGTTTGGAGTTTTGTATTTATTCATATTAACCGTTTTCTTATTTCTTTTTTCTTCTTTTTAGTTCCTCTTTATAAATTTTATCATCTTTAAGCGCTAATTTATACATAAGAGAAATCTCAGCAAAAGTTTCTTTCTTTGATTCTGTTGTCCAATCTTTTAGAGGTACTCCTTTTACATTCTTTATTGCCTTAGAAATTAAATTTCTGTTTGGATATTCACCACGAGTGTATCCTGGAATAAAAAATTCGTAACTATTTTTTGCTAAATTTACATTCAGAATCGGTTGTAAATTACTTAAACGTTCTTTTTCAATTTCACTTAAATTTTCTATTACATCTAATAGTGCTGTCGATTCAATAGCTTCTTGTTGTGGAGTTAAGGGATTAGTTCCACCACTTCCAGGAGTTCCACCACTTCCAGTATTTTCATTTGGTTCAATTACTTCTGTTGAATCATTATTGTTTGTGTTGTTTTCCTCAATAATATCATTGTTTGTTTTAACGCCGTAAATGTCAACTTTAGTTTCATTAGATTTAGTACTACTGTTTCTAATAGCTTCATCATAAATATCAAAAATAACATCCTCTATTTTTTTAGTATTACCTCCACCCGCTAATCCTTCTACGTCTACTTTTCTTGATATACCACCTCCAGCTGACCCTAAATTGATTGTTAATGTTTCTCCATCATATTCTACACTAATTTCACTATCTTTTCCTGTGCCTTTCAATAGTGCTTTTAAAGCCGTCTTAACTGCAGGAGCAACTTCTTTAGTTTCACCTTGTGAATAATTGAAATTTTTTCCACCTTCATTTCTAAGAAATTGGCTAACTGTTTTCATCTCATCATCAATATAAATAATTCCACTATTTCTGTCATAAATCTCAGGCTTTACTCTCGGGAGGTCAAAATTTAATGGATTACCTACAGAAACTCCTCCTGTATTATCGCCCAAAGAACCATAATACGTTTCAAAGTCTTGATCTCCTGGAGTAATAATAGAGAACATAGCCTCATGAAGTGCTTTAGTTGAGTCTCCAGACTTATAATTAATAGGATTAGACTTAAAGCTATTACCATTTTCATCTTGGAAATTAATAATATATTGATTACCTTTTCTTTCTATACCCACTACAGTGTTTGTGCCTCCTATAGATGTATTATAATCATTTACTCTTCTAACTAACAACCTACTTTGTGTTTCAAATTCTGTTCCATCGGCAGTAGTAAATAATTTTTCCATTGCTGTAGAATATTCAGAAAGTCTATTAGCTTTTTTGCCATCAATTTTTTTATAATTTAAATATGCAGTATTAGGAGCTGTAGTTTCAACACTACTATCTATTTGACTATTAATAGCTTGGTCTATCGCAAGATCAGCTTTAGCTTTTAATCCACTCATATTACTATATGAAACTTTTCCGTTTTTATAGTTCACATAAATTAACTTGTTTACATCTACGTCTTCTCCATATCTTTCTTTAGCATCTTCTAAATTTTCAGCTATTTGATAACCTCCAATTGTAGTTAATACTTGTACAATTTCAGCATTAGATGTAGCTAATTTATCTTTTAAAATTTGTGCTGTTTCTCTTATTGCACCCCCTTCTGTTTTATCAGTTGAGCCTGGCGCTCTTTTAATATCGCTTATTTTTGTAGTAACACCCGTTTCAATATTAAAATATGACCTTACATATTCTCCTAAAAGATTTACTTGATCATTAATCGCTTTAGTTGTGTCTATTTCAACACCCGTTTCTCCTTGATACTTAAACAGTTGTGATAAAGCAGATACAGAAATTCTATCTCCACTAAAATCATCCACATCAGCATATTTAGGATTATTTTTTACCCACTCTTCTGCATCTTTTTTATCAATAGCCGAAGGATCTACTATGTTGTCTCCAGCAGATCGTTCATTCGCAAGAGCTATATTAGCCTCCTCTATAGTTGTAATATTTTTACGTTTAGCGTATTCTATTCTACCATTTTTACCTACAACAATTTTAACACCCTCTAAACCACCATACTTAGTTAGCTTATCGTATATTTCAATTTCAGTAGATGTTGCTTTACCTGAATCTATCTTAGCTTTAGTTTGTGTCGCCCATTTACCCATGCCTTGCATCATAGTAGATGTTGTCTTAAAATCAGCTTTTTGATTAGTTTGAAATAAACTAAAATCTTCTACACTCATGATTCCTTTTTTCACTAAATCATATCTGTTTGACAAATCTTTCATTGAACCTTGTGCCGCTTCCACTAACATCCCTTGTACAGTTAAATTGTCTGATTGAGGAATGTCACTGAGTTTATCTATTGATGTTTTGTACTCATCCGCCACAGCTTTTTTACGCAATTGTCTTTTATCAATTGCCCCTTGTATATTAGAGGAAAAATCTTTAGCTACTGAACCCCAATCAATTTGATCATTTGATCCTTTATCTGGAGTTAAATTGTAATCTGATACTCTTCTTGTAGACATATTATTAGTTTAATATTAAATTTCCATCCTTATCTACAGAAATTCGATTCACATCAAATTCGCCATTAATTTCATTTTTAGGAACATTATCCAAAATAAAAGCATTAATTTGTCCTTCATCAAATTTTTCAAAAGTAGTGTTAGGGCTATCCATTAATTTTTTAGCAAGATCTGATGAAGCTTTAGCAGTTTTACCTTTTCCATATAATGGAGCTGCATTAGAAGCTGTAGCTGCGGCTTCTCCGATAGAAGATATACCTGCAATTACTGCCGCGTTTGCATTTTCTTTTAAATCTTGACCTTCTTGAGCAAATTGTTTTGCTTGACCTAATCCTAAATTTACAAAATCTTGATTGATTGAGTCACGCTTATCAGCTTTCATTTTTCTATTCTCATATAAATCTTTTTGTAAACTAATACGCATTTTTTCATTTTGAAGACCAGCCACTTGACCTACAGCACCAACACCTGCTGCTAAGTTTCTTGGGTCTCCTTCCTGTAAAGCTTGAATAGATGTTTGTTGACCTAAGAGGTTCATTTGGTTTTGCTTATCATAAGCATCTAAAGGTACATTTAATCCTTCGTACACATTCATTTCCATTCTTTTTTTAGCCGCATCCATCAAGGCTTTGGATTTACGAACTGCAGATTCGGAAGCTTTTCTTTGCTTTGCTGCTGATCCAAAAGACATACCAGCTGAAGTCAAAGATGTGACTGCTGATACTCCTGCTAATATTAATGCTGCTGTACCTGACATAATTTTTTTATTTTTTAATTTCTAATTCTTTATAATTGTTTGCATAAATATCTAATTCTGCATCTTTTACATTTGTAGCATTTGTTTTATATACACACGTCCATATACTATCTTTATGCACATAAAAAACTCTTTGAGTCCCTTTCTGTGTAAAAACAGTTGTAGGAGCTTTTAATCTTTTAACTTCTCCTTCATCTGTAATATAAGAGACTTCACCTTTTAATAAAAAAGATGGATGCTGAGTCCTATGTATCATACTTACAATAAAAGCACCTTTTGGCATAAACATCTCTCTTGTATACATACCTCCTTCAAATTTATGTTTTAATGGTGCGACTTCTTTTAATCCTTTACTTTGCTCTTCTCCTGCTTTGTGTGTTAAAGCTCCGTCTATTTTTTCTATTTGTAATTTAAAGTCATCTATTTTCTTGTATAAAACACCTGGGGCTTTTGATATATTGCCTAATATGTTTTCCGCAATTAAAACTTCTTTGTCTTTCATTTTGTCAAATATAAGCAAAGATACAAAAAATCTATGGAAAGCTTTTCATAACACTTCCTGATACAGCAAACAGTTCTACTGGAACAGTAGCAGTGTTTTTTAATATAAATTGCAAGAAATATCCTCTTGCTCCTTGAGACTCTGCTACAGGGTTTTTTATAAACAAAACTTGTTGTGCATTTATAGCTGCTGTTCCTGAATTATTAATAGTAATACTGTAAGCTCCCGCTACATTATTAACACTTGTAATCACACCCATTAAATCGGGTGTTGGAGAAACTGCAGGTGGTTGTGTGATAGTGGTTTGAAAAGCAGAATCACCAATACTTATTATACTACCTAATGCAGTGTTAAATGTTATAACACATGTTCCTGTTCCTGCACCTGTAACAGAAGTAGATTGACCTAAACCATGAGATGATCTTAGTCGCCAATTAACTACATTACTTAAATTTCTTATATAAGAAAACCACTCCCCTTCTTTTTCTTTAAAGTAAGTAGAAGCCATTGATCCTGCGCTTAAATCTGTTATTAAACTTTCTACTGACCAAGCTGCTACTGAAGTATCTCCAGAAGTAGTGTTAGACTCATAAGATAAAGTTTTATATAATTTTATCTCTAAAGGCTTTTGATTTAAAACTCCCGTTATTGTGGAAAAAGATTGATTACCATAATAATTATTTCTTAAAGGGTTTACATTATGTCTAAACAAATTACCTCCTTGAAATGTGTATAAATAACTATTCATACCTTTAATATACTCAGGGAAATATGAGTAAAATGAAGGCCACCCTTCTGATGTAGGATTGTAAGTTACTGTTGCTAATACGTCTACTGCCATAGTTTTATTTTATAAAGGTTGACAAGAGCTACCAATACATTCAAAAAGTGCTGAGATATTGTTACCTGATGTTATTTGCATTATTCTAAAAGGCCCAGTTTGAGTGTCAGTACTTGTAGCTGCATATGCATAAAACCCTACACCTAATGCTGCTCCCGCTATTACATCACCTATACCAACATCTAAATAAGAATCGCATGTGCTTGTTTCACGTTGAAGTGGAATTGTTCTATTAGTTCCATCACAAAACGTATCACATACAGTTTGAAAACTTGATATAAATATTGTATTTGTACAAGCTGCGCAATCTGCAATAGAAGTAATAATACCATCTGTTGAAACTACTATAGATTGATTTTTTATTAAACCACCAATTATGTTGTTTATAGCGTAAACTCCTGCGGGTAATTGAGTAACACCATAAGCATCTGTAAAAACCCAATCATGTAATCCCATTTCAGTATCTGGAGTTGCAGCAATTGTAGGTGATATAACAGAGTTACCTAACGTATTTACACCTACATGATAAATAGTTGTATTTTTTGAAGCTAAACATGCAACACCAATACTACCAGATTCTGCTGTTGCAGTAAATCCAGTTAATAAAGTTGGGCAATTAACTGCAAAAGAAAAAAATGTATTACTACAAGGTGCTGAAATCTCTATATCTACTGAAGTGTCTGTTGAACCTACTGGAACAGGAACTACCATAGTAGCATTGTATGAAGCAAATGGTATTGTAGGAAGAGGGCCAGAACAATCATTTAAAGTTTGATCTCCTGTAGAATTACCTCCCCACGCAGGAATATTTTGCAAAGCTCCTGATGCAGAAAACGCACCACTTTGATATACAAAAACTGGTTGATTTGGGTTTGAAACACCATCACTTCCAAGTGTTTGTGATAATCCATCCACACCATATAAATTAACATCACATGTAGCACAACAAAGACAATCTGTTGCAGCCCTTCCGTAACCACCAATATATCCTTGTAAATAACCTCCTAAAAGTGATGAGTATTCAGATGCTGATACTCCGTCAAAAGTCCAAGTTAATTTATCTGGAACAGGGTTGCTATTATTACCTGCATTAAAATTAATAACTGCTGCTCCCGTTTGAGTTCCAAAACTAAATGTAGCTTTATATATTCCTGTATTTCCTGAAGCTGTTATTACAGCACCACATGGTATAGAGCAATCACTACAAGGTTGAGCTGCTAATAAAACACTATTAACCATTTCTCTAAAGTTTCCTCCTTGCGAATACCACCCATCAGCTGCAACTATTGTTAATGCTGCATCGGTGTATATGTTTGTGCAAGTTAAAAAATCTAACCCATCATAATAATATTGTCCGTAAGTTGCCATATCTATTTAATTTAACAATTATTTATTAATACTACCACACTATTTGCATCAAGTTGTAAAACTTGATTAGTATTAAACTTGTAATATCCTGGTGTCATTCTTGTTGCTGCTCCATCACAATCACTTGTTAACCAACATAAATCACCTATAGTTGGTAAAGAACCTTGTCCTGTAAAGTAATATGTTTGATTAATTAATTGTTGACACGCAGTAGTTGGGTTTGTATTTACTTGCGACCCTAACCAACTCACACATGGAACAATACACTCACAACAAGCATCAGCCGAACTAATTGAACTATAACATAAAAACTGAGCTGATATAGTTCTTAAATCATATATTAAATACAAATATTGATTACCTAATGGTAAGCTTGTATTTATTTGTTGTCCTCTAAAAACTGAAGGTATTGGATTGTTTACTGTAAGTTGATTTAAACTTTGTGACAATAAATCAGCAATCTCTATTTGATTATTTGCATACAATGTATTTGAAGATAACCAAGATATTTTATCAGCAGAAATGTCAAAATCAAAATTGTCTGTATTAATTTTGTTTGTTTGAACTGATAAATTAACTCCGCTATAAGGAAAAATACCACTTGACCTTACGCCTGTTTGAGCATTCCATAAAGCTGCTATAGTTGGGTCATTATTTAATACAGCTGGAGTACTTGAAATAGCACTCACTTGAGCTGTGTCTTGCCAAAACCATTCTACGTGTATTTGTTTGTTTGCATCATTTTCAGCGTTTAAAACCACTTGTATAACAGTTATTTCAACTTCTAATGGACAAGCCACAGTTATTTCAAAATCAATCACGCCACTTGGTACTAATTCAACAGAAATTAAATTAGGTTGAGCTGATGATTTAGGAATTGTAATAGTATAAGTTCCAGGGCCTGTTACTGGATTTGGTGTTGTAGTAAAAGTTACACCATTCCAAACAGCTGTTAATGCTCCTGCTCCTGAATTAACTATAAATGTAATAATTACATCGCCAATTAAACTTCCTACATCAGAAGTAAATGAGTATACCGAGCTAAGAGCTGCATCTTGAAGCTTTACACCACAAGGGATAGGAGGGTCAGGAAAAGGGATTTTAATTCCGTTTGTTGACAATACATACTCATCCATGTAAGGATCAAAACCACCTAATTTTTGAGTTTGTAATTGCTCAAAGAATTGATCTCTAAACCATGAACGCATACCACTATCAGAGATAACCTCTAACCTATCATTTGTTCCTACACTTCCTGTTAGTTTTATAACTGCACCTCTCTTAGTGTCTGTAAAATACATATCGTAACCATATGCAGCAAAACTTTCTGGATTAAAACTATTACCATATTCTTCAATTCTTGCAACTTGCTCACCTAAAACTTCAGGTACAGAAGTAACAATACCGCCTCCTATAGCATCTGTTAATATATTTTTCCCTGCTAATACATAAGATATTCTGTCTTCTTGTAATACTAATATGTCAGTACGTCTTGCGTGCAATAATTGTATTTCACCAAAAAATGTTTCACAGTCTTTAAAGTTTACTAAACCTAAATTAAACTCGTTTAAATTGTTAAAGTTTGCAGGGCCACTAAATATTCCACTATAAGTTAATCCAGCAAATCTATTTGCTTCTTTAAATTCTTGATTAGATACTGCTAAAACTCTTTCACCTAAATTCATAGACTGACCTTCAATCATATCTAAGATTTTAAAACTTTCTACTCCGTTGCCAAATGAATAACAATTAATAAATGGCAATCTAAGTGTGTTTCCTTGTGTGGAATCTTGATTAATATCATTAGAATTTTTAGTATGTATAATTGTATATTTTTGTCCTATTGTTAAAAATATATCTGCATCTAATGTTAATGTTGATGAAGAGTTAACAACTGTAACTTTAGCTGTTGTTGCTGGAGAAACAGATGTGTTGTAAATAAAATCACCAACTTTAACAGTTACTGAAAAAGATGCTAAAGTATCTATTAACTCGTTAGTATTTATAGATGTAGCACTACCTACAGCTACTTCATTTCCAGCAGCATGAAAACCTGATATAACTGGATAACTTACAGATGAATCGTAAAACAATTCTGAATTAGCATCACCAGGATCAGTTTCAAAAATAAGCAAATCACCTCCTTGTATTATTTCTACCGTAAGTCTTGAAACAGCATTTTTACCACTGGCTCTTCTAACACCACCGTTCCAACATAATGATAACGGAGAAGTAGGATCAGTTGGATCAACTCTTGCAAATTGAAAGTTACTTATCCACATATTTGCAGGACATGCACCTTGAAAGTTTGTAGGATTTGGAACTCTTTGAAGCCCGTTTATGTCGCAACTTGATACGCTAACTTGACTTGATTCAAGACCTACTGTAGATTGAAACTGACATCTTAAAGTACCGCCATTATTTGTTTGTCCTGAATTTACTCCAGAATCAAGATCAGGAGATGCAGCAATCCACCAATAATATAAATCATCAAAATTTTGTGAAACAACAAAATTAGCTTCATATTTATACGTAATTTCTTCTACATTACTACCACCCTCTTTTCTATTCATTTTATATTGCAATCGAATTTGAGTTCCAGCAGGAATACTAATATTTGTAAGAGTTCCAGTAGAACCTCCAAGAACGTAATTTTGATCGTAGAATAAACTAATTTGTGCAGAATTCTCTCTTGAGGTTGTAGTTGCTTTTCGAGATTTTTGAGAAATCCAGTTTGAAGGAGTTAAATCACTATCTATAGCAAAAGTAGTAGGGTTTAAATTCATATAAAAACCTGTTTGTTGCTCAGCAGGAATTGCTAACGCTCCTGCAAAATCTTTTGGTTGTGCCGCAGCGGATAATACTTCTATTTTAACCTCTGTGTTAACTGGCCCGTCAGCATCTACTTTTACAATTAATAAATCTCCTGTTTTAACTTTCTCTTGATTATCTCCTTCTAACTTACACCATATAGTTCCGTCAATTGCTTGAATAAAAAAGTTTGTATATACAGTATTATAACCACCACCACTTGGCTTTACAACATATTTCCATCGTTTAGCCCAATACGGAGCAAAACTTTCTAAACTAACTTGTAATTTGTTTTTTAATGTAGAAAATTGTGGAGGAATAAATCTTGTATTATCTCTTGATACTAAAACAGTTGAAGCTCTTGCGTACTCATCCATGTAAACTAAACCTACTTCATAATCTCTATTACTATGTAAGCTTCCTTGATCAGAATCTGTTGTAAATTGAATTGTAGCATCTGATATTGTAAAATATTCGTAACTACTAATTATTGCGTTTGAAGCTGAATTACTTGCTATAGTTTTCATAGCTATACATGATAAACTAAATGTTGTAGATGTAGATGTTGATCCTGGAGAAATTTTAAATCCTTGTTGATTTGTAGAACTTCCTATTGAACTAATATCTTTAGCAAATCCAACTTGAGGTATATATGCAACATTAAAACTATCTGTTAATGAAAAACCTGCGGAGGCTGTAGCCATTGGTTGGAAATTTACTCCTTCAACAGTTCCTATAGCATTTTGAAAATCTGTTGATGCAATAAAATCAAACACAGCTGTAGTCCCTGCATATGTTGTAGTTAAATCTACAAAACACTCTACCTCTATAGTTCCGCTTGTAATAGTCTTACTCCATGGTGTACAAGGGCCTGAAGGCAGATTTGAATTTGTACAAGTAGTATTAACTCCTGTAGATAAATCTGCTGACTCTGCTTGTTTAAGATTAGATGTTAAAGCAAATTTTATAAGCAGTTGTGAACCAGAAATTAATTTATCTGCTATACTACCTAAATCTATTAATGCTGAAGCTTGTTGAATTTGCGTATTTACAAAAGGATTAATATCATAATCTACTGTGTCTAATGTAGGATAAGGTATATAAAAAACTCCTACTTGTTCACTTTTGTTTGTTACAGAATAATTTGGTGTTATGATAGACCCTTCACTTGATCCTCGAGAAATGTTATATCCATCTATATAATTTCCATAAACTAAACGATTAGCCATTATTGTTTGAGCTTTAGCTAATCTTGGAACATTATCATATAGTCTTAAAATTTCATCACTTCCTAATACTGTATATATTTTGGCATTAGAAAAAGATATTGTTCTATCTTGATTGTCCCCCCATCCTAAGTCAATTTTATTATATCCGTCAATTTTAAAAATAATTGAACTGTTAGAAAACTTATACAAAACATCAACCTCAATAACTCTATTAGAACCAGTATTAAAACTAATTTCAGCACCATTAAATCTATTTTGCATAGACTCATTGTTAAAGTTTTCAAAACTGAACTGAAACACTCCAGGCTGAAAAGCAGGTACTGTAAATAAAGAAGTTGCACTATATTCTGAATTAAGATATCTATATCTATAAGCAAAACTTATAAATTTATCTTCCATATAGTTTTCTTGATTCGGCAATTTAGTTAACCGAACAAATGGTGAAGTTAATGTTTCAGATTCTGGATTTACAACAATATCTGGATTTTGATATCCAGGGGGTTTTACAATAACTGACAAATCTTCTTCGACTAAAGTATCTATAGCCGTAGCTGACGCAGGTTCAGGATACTCAAAGTTTATATTTATTTTTCTTGGAGGATTAAAGTCATCTGTAAAAAACAATAAATTATCTATTAAGCTTACTCCTGTAATTAAATACAAAGGATTAAAATTTAATACACTTGTGCTTTGTACATGATAACGTGTAACAGTCGTAACTGTATTATAAGATACAATTAAATCAACTCTTCCTGGAGGCGATGGTGCTTGAGTGTGAGCAGGATCGTGAACAAACCAATACATAGTTTCATTCATACCATCCTCTAATGCACCAAGACATCTTGCTTCTGATGACAATAATACGTTTCTAAAACGCAATTGTGTTAAAGGTAAATTACCTACAGAGTTTTCAACCGCACCTATTTCTGTCGTTTCTGTAGCACCTAAACGCACATTTAAAGCATCAACGTATTCTCCTGGAGGAACTAATCGCTCATCCACACTTTTATTCATTCTACCTTTTACAAAGGTTGCAATGCTTTTTATATCCATATTACTTTAACCACTTATCTTTACCTCTCATACTCATTAGAAGTCTTCCAGGATGTATGTTACTTAATCTTATTTTTGCATTTCTTAACAAAGAAGACTTGTCTTTTCTTGCTCTATTTACAATATATTCTTGTATTCCTAATTTACCGTTTAACAATGAATATCTTACATAAGCATATATGTATTCTTCAAACAATTTATTCACTTGTACATTAGCATCATTTCCATTTTCCATACCATCAGAAACATACTCTAATACAGCTGTTCTACCTGACATAGATGATTCAAAATTAATTACACCTGCTTGTTTGTTAATGCTAAATGTCGGATTTGCATTAGCAGTTTCAGTATTTAAACCAAATCTACCTCCAACAGAATAGTCAAAAAACCAACCACCATCTAAAAAATATCCTAACGAGTTATGATAAGGACTATCAGTATTTAAATATATTGTTTTTTTAGTTCCGTTTAATCTATCTTGATCTACAGTAGATTGTTCTGGTTTTAAAACATTACCATCTTGATCAAATAAAATTCTTGCATTGTTATCTTGTAAATATGCCCCTGCCCAATTAGATTGTATGTTTTCAGTTAAGGGATATAATGTTCCATTTATATACATAGATAATCTAACCCAATTAACATAATCTTGTGGTAATATAAATCTTAAATCTTCTCCAACTTCAAGTTCTAATATTTTAATTTCTTTCATCGCATCGTAATTCAATTCTTGAATTCCACGTTTTGCGTAAAATAATACTTGATATCTATTAAGATTGTTTAATAATTCATGATTACCTTGATACATTAACATAAAGTTATTTACAATATCTTTTAAATTAACATACTGATATGAACCCCAATTTTCATTTTCGGGATTTGCTCCTCCATTTTCGTAATATTGATAATCTGTAATATATGCCATCTCTTATGTTGTTTGTTGTGACTCGCTGTTTAATTCATTTGTTCCAAAATCCACCACATCAGATTCTCTAATTTCTATTCCTATGTATTGACAAATTTTTGCAACTAAAGTTGGCTCGTCGGAAAGTGGCAATTCAAAATCTTGATAATCAGGTTGTTCGAAAAATACAGGTTCACCACCTGTAATAAGTGAGAATGTCCATTTTGGTGGTTTAGGATATCTTATGTATTGCGATTTTATACTTGAAGCTCCTAAAATACTTGTTGGATATATAGTGACAGTATTTCCATTTAAAACATACGCAGGAAATTGATTAGATGGTGCTGTTAAAGGTGAGCTTGTTAAATAAAATAATTTATTTTGACTGACTCTTTCTACCTCACTAACATTAGTATTAGTGTAAACAACATAAGCATCGTTTAAGTTCATTATGTTTGCGCTTATAGAAAGCACTGTCGAGCTATCTACAGCCGTTACATAGCACTCTTGTAGTGTAGTAGTGTTAACGATAATACTGCCAACTGGAGGCGTTGTTGGATTTGTTAAAACAGAAAACGAAGCTGTAGAGTCTGTTAATTTAAAAGCCGCAACAACTGTGTTTGTTCCTGTAGCTATTGAGTTTGGATAATAAAATAATTTATTTATTAAATAATAATCAGATGGTAACGTATAAGTGTTACTCACTACTTGTGTTAAAAAAACATCTTGTGAAAAAAACTCAATAACTTCTACTAAACCTTTTACTATATCAGCATAACCAGTTCCAGAAATACGAGCATTTTCTTTTACAATCCAACTATTATATTGATAGAAATAATCCTCAAACATATCCATTTGAGCTTGTTGACAATATAAATTAAAATCTTGCGGGCCAATATAGCCGTAGTTGTTTTTATTAGCAATAGCTAATACTGTATTTCTTACATCATCTATCATAATAAAAAAATTTAATACAAAGATAAGAAAAAAAAAAGAGGTTACTTTTTTTGTAACCTCTTCTTTATAATTTGTAATTTACTACTCTAAGCAATAACTACAGACGCAGCAACTACTTGCGATCCGTCAAATATTGGCATTAAAACTACAGAATATGCTTCAGGGCCTTGTGGCAAACCAATGCCTATTGCTCCCGCTATTAATGCGTTTTCAATAGCCGCTGCAACAATTCTTGTTCCTGAACCTCCTGCATCACTATGATTAATTGTAGCTGTAACCGCGTTAGCATAAGTTATTACAGTTGTAAAATTAGATGCTCCTCTTCCAACTCCTATCAAATCAGCTGTAGACAAAAGTTGTCTTTTTTTACCTACTTGATCATCAATTCTAAAAGCTTGACCAGTAGCAATTAATGGTGCTTGTACAGTTAATCTAAAGTCGTCTTGTATTGAAACAATACCTTCAGAATCAAGAGCAGTTGTATTAAACACAATATCATCTAAAGTAACCGAAGTTAAAAAAGATTGTGTTGCATCATACACTTGAACAGCTAAACATTCAATTGTAAAGGTATCATTAAATAAAGTTGAACTGTTAAAAATATCAGATGTTAAAGTTAATGATGTTTCGCCAATTAATGCAGCAACAGTAGTTTGTGTACCAGCAGTTGTGTTTTTAACTATATCTCCAACTCTAACTTTACGAGCTGTAAATGTAGCTCCTACACTATCTAAAACAAACTCTTTTCTTACAGCATAAGCTTCACCTCCCTCTGGAAATCCTTCACCAGCTAAAATAAGTTGAGTTTCTATAGTTGGTGTAGTTAAAACAGTTCCTTGAGATGCAGACGTAACATTATAAACAATATCTCCTGCTACAATTCCATCTGTAACAAAAGTAGCGGCTGCATCATTTAATTGATTACCAAGTGTAAGTGCAGTTACTGTACCTACAACATCACCTGAACCACCATTTATAGTAAAAGTATTACCAATAGCATAGCCTGCGCCACCTGCCACTATTACTACTGAATTAACTTCAATTACACCACCTGCTTCTGTATAAGTAACTGTTAGGTTACCATCACCACCACCAGATGTAACTGTAGTTGCTACCCCTGCGCCTGAAACGGGATATCCTGTTCCTCCCGCAACATTGTTTGCGGTGGAAACTATTCCTGCATTAGCGTTTGTGCCTGATGCAATTGGAGAAGAAGCTCTTGCTAAAATTACAAGTGCTTGTACTCCGTTTGCGGCTGCTTGCGCTAATGGTATTTCTATGTATTTAGCTCCCATATGATTAAGCGTTTGCTATTCCTGATGGAGCTAAAGGCAATGCAACTGGAAACTGAGATTTTTGCCAGCTTGTTGCTAATGCTTGTTCCATTGCGTCTATAATTGCATCATATACGTTAAAGGCTGTTTGAGCAACTGTTGTTACCGTAGTAACTGTTCCGTCAGAATATGTTAATGATACAATAGTTCCAGCACCACCTGCGTCTGTTGTTACTGTTTTTAAACGACTAAGGCTAATCAACTGACTTGACTTAGGCGCATTTGTAATTAAAAGAAATTTTTCCATTTTATAAAAAGGTTTTAATGGTTAATAAAAAACAAAGATAAGATTATTTTTCATCTTTATTTAAGTACTTTTTTAAAAGCTTATATGTTTCAATTCCGTCATCAGATTGAAAATAAGAAGCCACAATATAACTTGGCTCTTCTCCAAATGGAACAGTTAACATTTTTTGTTTGTTTTTAGGTAAATTGAAATAAACATCTTTATTGTTATTTCTTATAGCTATAACTCCTTTGTCAAAAAGTTGAAAAACAGAATCTTGTAAATCTAACATTGGGTCATCCAATATTCCTAAAAAATCTTCTGGTTCATTTTTTGAGTACATTAAAATGTCTCTTTTTAATTCTGGTATTGTCATCTTGTCTACGTGCGCACCCATGATAACTCTACAAACCATAACTAATTTTTCTGTAGATAATTCTTTAGCAACTATTTGAGCATCTAATGCTCTTTCAACCCAAGCTAATTCTTCAGATGCATCTTTTTCTGCATCTATTTCTTCAAATAACATTCCGTTTTGAGGGTGTAATGCTAAAAAGTGTTGTAATACTTGATTGGTTGCTTCAACGAATAATAATCCATCTTCAAAAACTACTGGCTCTAATATTGCATTTCCATCTTGCTCATCTTCAAATGGGCTTTTTTGATTTCTTGCATAACGAAGAGGTTTATTTATTCCTTTTTCATCATCAAAATGTAATAAAGGGGATCTGGATGAATGTCTTGATGCTAACATGTACGATAAAGGTTGTCTATCGTTTTTTAATCTGTAATTTTTACTTACGTACTTATTTTGTTTTTTCATAATAATATAATTTAATTTAATTTAAAAAAAATAAAAGGGGAGGATAAATCCTCCCCTATTATTGTTGTTGCTCTTATTGTTGGAATAAGAAGAAATTGTTTGCACCTAAAGTACATACAGCTCTTTCTGACAAGAAGTTTACTTGCATCTCATCAACATCAGATGTTCTTGCACCACCAGCAGAACCAGTAATCCAAGTTTTATATCTTCTGTCTTCAGTTTCAGATGCTCTGTATCTTACATGTAAGAAAGGTCTCTTAGCGTTCTTACCTAAGATTTGGTCATATACTGATGTAGAACCTGCAGGAACTAAAAGTCCGTTTACAGATCCAGCAGCAATACCACCTCTCATAGTAGGATCGTTTAAGTATTTCCAATCAGACTTGTAAAAGTCATAACCTCTTCTAAATCCTGTAAATCCAAGATTTAAAGCCATGTCTTTATCATTGTCAAATAAACCATATGAAGTACCACCCGCTCCGTAAGAGTTTTGTGCTGCTAACATATCGTCAATATCAAATGAGAATTGTCTGTTTACAAATATTACATTTTCCTCTATAGCTCCTTGCTTATCAAGTCTTTGAATAACTGAATCGAATCCTGCAAGAGTAGTTGGATTTCCACCTCCCCATACATTTCCTCTGTTATTAACTACAAAGAAAATTCCTTCAGAACCAGCATTTACTTCACCTGTTCCCGCTACAGCAGCAGTTGTTAATGCAGTTTCTGCACCTGAACCATTTACCGCAGGTACTGCTTCAATCATTGCTGTTTCTAAGTAATCTTCAAAACGTAATCTTGTGTCATGCTCAGACTTTAAATACCAAAGGTATCCACTTGCTCCATTTTCAGATGTTACTTCAACCCATCCAATTTGTGCCATATCAGAACCATTTACATTGTAAGTGTCTTTTAGGATAATTGGTTTGTTGTTGAAGAATAAATCATCAGACTCTAAAGAACCATCCATTCCAGCAGCTCCTTTTTTGAATTCAGATCCATAAATAAACATCGTGCAAGCTGTTGCAGGAATTAATTGTGTTGCTTCATAAAAAGCAATAGTAACAACATTAGCTACTCCACCAACTTGTACAGCTGTTACAACACCTTTATTAGTAAGTGTTGATCCAGGTGTATTGTCAGATATCATAAGCGTTTGTCCAACTCTTACTGCTGGAGTTGTAGCTCCTGTTACCAGTAAAGGATTGAAAACGTCATTGATAGTAAAGTTAGCTTGTGTGTTAACACCCGCTGTACCATTATTTGTTACGTTTGTGTATTTAATATGAAGTCTACCTTGTTCAGCCCATTTTATCATGTCTGAATTTGTAGGCATTTCTGCACCAACCATTCTTAGGAAGGATGCAATTGTTCTATTTCCATAACGCTCAAATTCTTTTTCATAAGTATCAGGAAGATACTGATTCAAAAAATTGAAATCAGTTATGTAGTTTGATTGTAAGGCTTGTTTTTGCGCACTTGGCTGCAATTGAAAGCCTGGGGCTGCTTGTACTGACATAATTTTTTAATTTTTTTAGTTTATAATTTTTTAATACTTCTTATTTTGAGTCCTCTTCCACTACTTGTATCTCCTACGCTTCTGATTTTTAGCCCGTCCTTATTATACGATGTGTTTGTTTGTCTTACTTCCATATCTATGTTTTTAGACTTTTTAGCCACATCATCAACAGTATTAGCTACACCTTGTTCGTAAAAGAATTGCGCAAACTTATTTGGATTCATAGCCATCGCTAATGAGCGATGATAACCCTTTGCATCCTTTATAAAACCTTTATCATCAGTAAATTTATTTACCCAATTCTGAACGTCTTTTTGAACACTTTTTAATTCGCTTGCATCACCTGGCTTAAATGTAAAATCTTTTTCTCCTACGTTGAACTCAAAACCTTTGAACTCATCGTTGAAAACTTCATTAGTTTTCTCAAGAAACCAATCATACCTTTTAGCAGATAACTCTTTAACAGTTTCTGATTCGTCTTTATAACTTTTATAAGCATTAAGATTTTTCTCCTGATCTTCTGATAATCCACCCCCACTTGACTCAAGAGGGATTTTATATTTATCTTTTTGTTCATTTAAAAACTTCTTCGCTTTCGCAAGTTCTCTTTTTTTAGCTAATTTTGCTTTCTTCACATCTTTAACCTCATCTAAATCTTCGTCATAAGAAAATTTATCTTCAATTAAATCTTGAATATCCATAGAGTCTAAACCATCTTCGGTAGACTTATAGTAATTAGCCAACAACTGATCGTCTTCCATAGATTCATAGTCTTTTTGCAGACTAACAAAATCCTCTATGCCACGACCTGTTTCTTTTTTGTATTTAAAATATGCAGATACATCTTCTGGTAAATCGTCATTGTCTTTTGTTTGCGCAAACAATTCATCTACAGAAGATATGTCCTTGTCATACCTATTTTTAATATAAGAAAGAACATCTTCGTCATTTAACTCTGACGATGGAGTTTCTTCTTTTACAACCTCTTGGTTTTCAACTACTTCTATTTTTTCAACAGGTTGTTCTTTGTCTTGAGGAGAGTCTTCAAACTTTTCCTCATGTTTTTTTAATAGATCTGATTCTATTTCTTGAGTTGATTTTTCTTCTTTAAACTCAACATTTTTTACTTTAATGTCCATTTGATTTAATTTTGTGTAAAGTTAATATTTATTTATTTAATTTTTCAGACTATCTTGGGTCAAACTCAGCTAAATCAAACCCATCTAAACTATCTTCGTTTGATTCAAAGTTTATTGAAGGTAAATTTCTTTTTCTCTGTTCAATCATTGCTGACTGTTGAGATGCTTGTAATTTAGTTCTCGTGTCTTTAGAATCCTCCCTTTCAGTTTCTCTTTGTTGTAATTGAGATTGTTCAATTCCTTTTAACTGCATTTGATAATTAAATTCAGTCTCCATTAATTGTTTTTTCAATTCTGCCTCTGCTTTTAACTTTTCTATTTCAAAAGAAATATCTGCTTGTCTGTATTGCATTTTTGCTTGAGACTCCATTTGAATTCTTTGCATTTCCATTTGAGCTGTAGCTTGCTGAGCTTGAATTTGCATTTGAGCTTTAATTTGCTGTTGTTGCTGCATTTGCACTTGTTCGGCTTCTTGTTTTTGTTTTCTTTTTAGCTTCAACAATTGATTAGCCATTTTAATGTTTTTTAACTCTCTAACATCAATAGCATCTTCTAAGTTTATATCTTGTTTTGATAAAGCCATTTGTATATTAGCTTCTAACATTGCTTTTTGCTCTTCATCTGGTGCTAATTCAATAAAAATTCCAAAGTCATGTAGATATAGGTTTTTAATATCTTCTAATAATTTTACATTATATTTTCCAATCTGCATTGCAAATTGATCTGCAAAATCAGAATACTCTAAAATATCAGCTGTTCTAATTGACATTGCTTCAGCTAAAGTTTTAGTTATATATAAACTTGCTTGAAGTATATGTCTTGTAGCTGTATTAGAATTTAAAGCTGCAAGTTTTTGAACACCAACTAATGAATTTGGATCTGGCGTACTACCATCTCGAGCTTCGTTTAATCCAGTGCATTGTCTAATCATATCTAAATAATGATTATAGTTTCCAATAAGCATTTGCATTTTATTAGCTCCACTGGAAGCAGTCAACTGCTGTATAGGAACTCTTGCATTATTAAATTCTCCATCTTGAGTAAAACTTCTACCAACTACACTACCTGTTTGAAAGTAAAGCCTTAATGCATCTTCAGGATTATAAGCGTTTCCTGTTCCTAAGTCAACTTCATTTAACCCATCAGCATCAATAAATACACCATCTGGAACTACTCTTGAAACTACTTGTTGAATTTTTAAATGAGTCATTTGAATCAAATCAGCAAAAGGAATCATTCTTCTAACTAAAGATTCAATATTTCCCTTGTACACACGCGGCGCGCATGCGATGTAATTAGGTAAAGCATATTGAGATGCAGAATTAGGTCTTACCATATTCTTAGCCATCTCCCACTTTAACATAATGTTAGTTCCCATAACCATTACACCTTCATACCACACATCTATTTTTCTTTCAACTTTTTCAAACTTCCCCTCATCCATCATTTCTTGTGGTGGGTTGAATTGGTCATCTTTTTCTACAACTTTAAAATTACCATCAGGTGTTTCTTTTTTCTTATATACAAAACTATTTGTAGTTTTATAATTAAAATACATTAATGTACACGTGTCTCTGGAAAACATACTGTTCTCATAAAACTGAGCAACATTAAAGTAGTCATACCATGCTTGACTATACTGACTTATTTCAGCCATATCATCAGTTGTTATGTCTGGATCAATCTTAACTAATTCTGTTAAAGGAACAGTTTTAATTTCTCCCCAATAAAAACAATCTTTAAAATAAGGATCTTCAGTGTAACTATAAACTACATTTGCTGGGTCTACATAATCAATTACAACTCCTTGACCAAGCTGAAATTGATGACGTGTAACTCCAACACCTATTGTAGCTATGTCATAATCAACTCTTTTTCTTATATCGTTATAATGATTTTGAGCAAACAAAGTGTTGATTGCTTCTTCTTCTGCTATCTCAATAGCTGGTTTGTACTTCATGTTTATATACAAAGCCATTTCTTCATCCGTTTCTGGAACTTCTTCATCAGGCATTGTAAATGCATTAACCCCAAAGTCTTCTTGTATTTGCCTAAACAATGGAGCAGCAATCATATTATCTTGAACTAATTGTTGAAACTCACCTCTACGTTCAGCTGACAATGCATCTTCTGCATATGCTTTAACATCAAATAATCTGTCAGACATTCCATTTACTACAATGTCTACAAATTTAGGTATGATAGCTATTGGTGTCCAATCTAAATTTAAATAACTTAAATCTCCATCTATAGCTAATTCATTTTTATATTTAGCTACAGACTGTTCACCTCGTGCATACAAACGTAGTTTGTTGAATTCTTGCCACTGGCTGTAGAATCTGCACTGATTACTGTCTTTTCTAAACCACTCGTATTGTATAGCCTGACCTATTTGTAAACCATACTCAAGTGTTTGTTTAGTGGCATCCGAAACAAATTGATCTGGAAAGGCAGTAGACTGTAAATTTATTGTTACATCTCTCATCTATTAAGTAATTGACTTACTGAACTTTTATTATTATATCTTGCAAAGTTAATGCTTATTTTTGATTGTTTTTGAACTGGAGTATACATATGTTTTTGATTAGCCATAATAGCAAGTCCAGAACTAATTGATGCATCAAATTTAGTTCTATTACTAATATCAAATCTTGCCCAATCTGACAATGTTCGTTCAAAATACATTTCTCCCATATCTTCTTTTGTTCTATAATCTCCAGTTAAATCTAACCCTATATGTTTTTCTATATAAGACTCTATAGCTGAAGCGTGAGACTGTTTAACATCTTCAGATGTGTTAGGTATTCCTCCTAACTCTTTTTCTGTTTTAGACAACTTATTATATCTTTTATCTGGTCTGTTCAGACAGAATCCTCTATACCCACGATTTTTAAAATGATATAATAAACGTGGTTTATTATTCTCACACAAAATAGGCATTCCATAAAAAACACAAGCCATCAAAACTTCTTCAAAAAATATTTCTGCTGTTTGTGGTCGTGCAATGTATTCTAAAAAAAAATTATTAGAAGGAGCATCATCCATATTAAATTTAGTCATACCATGTAAAGAACCATTAGACCCTTTACCTACAACAACACCAGATATATCATAAGAATCACAACCAAATGAACCTACATGTTCATTACCAGGATATTTAGTATTATTCTTTTCTATTACCCTGTTTTGCAATCCTTTTCTTGGTGTCCAAGTTACAAAAAATCTTCCGTTTCTATTTGGACTCCAAATTACTTTAGAATCTTTAATTCCATCTTGCCATCTAAATGAACCTTGAGTAACATAATGTGCTTTAATTAATGAATCGTTATAATCAATTTGTTGATATATTTTAGTAAGATTAAATAAAGATTGTTTACTTTCATCTCTAAATGCATGAGATTCAGTACGAGGGAATTGTCTATAAAATTCATTTAATGCATCAGGATCTTGTGATAAAGAATCAACTTCGTTTTGCCAATAATCGATTGCTCCAACATTAATAGATTCACCATCGATACCTACACATGATTTTTTAGGTGTGTAAAAAACTGGCATTCCAAACTTATCTATGTATCCTTCAAAATTCCATTCCATAGGAACAAATAATTTGTATAAACCTGATTTTGTTTGGCCATTTTGATTTCGGTTAGTGCAATCAGAATCTTCAAATAATTTTTTAAAATTATTCCCTCCTTTATCTAATGCATTGGATGTTGAACCCATTAAACACTTTCCAATTATTTTACTTCCTAAACGTAAACAAGTTTTAGTAACACGCCAATTGTTTAAAATGTTATCTGGTCTTTCCCACTTACCACTTTCATCGTGCAATAGAAGTTGTAATTTTTCACCATCATAACTGTTATCTCCTGTGTTTTTCCAGTCAATTGTAGTGTCTAAACCCTCTAACTCCTCTTCACCTAAATCATACATATTTTTTTTAGTAATCTTAGACGCAGGAACTCTATATGCTAATTCTGTTTTAGGCTTATCCATACCATCTTGAATAGGTTTAAAAAAGAAAGGATAATTATTTGATATTGGGACAACCTTATCTGTAAACATTTTTTTTGCATCAGCTCCAGTTTTAGAGAGTATACCTATACGTGAATCTTTAGATATAGTAGCTTTGTTTACTCCTTCACACGAAGCCATAAATGAAAAGCCAGAACGTCTAATTTTTAAATAACACATTCCAAAACTTCTTTTGTCTAACTTACAGGCTTCCCAAAACAAATAAAATATTCGATTTGCTTCTCTAAAATCTGGATTACCTATGTCAATTTTAGTCCATTGCAAATACATGTAATGTGTTCCCGTCAAATATGTGGTAATTCCATTGTTTAAAAACCAATGTCCTTGCTCTCTTCTATCAAACTCTTGTTCTATGTAATCAACCCATTTAGATTTAAATGTAGCAGATGTTTCGTGCCACTGAAAAATACTTTGAACTCTACTTAATTCTTTAGGTAGTTTTTCGTTTGACCATGTTTGATTTTCATTACTGAGATTGGATTTAAGAATTGGAGTTTTAGGTAACGCGACATTTAATCCACTTATATTATAAATATCTCCTATTGTACCATCTTTAGAAATAATGACAATGTCATACTTTTCATTATATCCTGGTAACCATGATCTTGCTCGGTTTTTATTAGTTCTGACCGATTTAGATACTAAATCATTTTTTAAAGTATAAATTTTATTTTGACCTTGACTCTGCAAATCCCTTTGGTGTGTTATTAGTTTTTATATCAACTCCGTCTAACAAATTTTCTTCTTCTTGTATTTTTTTAATAATTTCAAAAGCATCCATAATACAAAGCTTTTTAGTAGCAGCAGCATTTTTTAATTTATCAGCTGCCAATTCATCTTCTTTGTCATATTTTATAATATCTTCTTTCGCAACTTTAATCAACTGTATAACTGCTATTTCACCTGCTTTTATTATTTGAGATTTAAGTTCTTTTACATCCATATTTAAAAAACTAATGTAATATTATTAGTAAACATTCTGTAAAGTTTTTCCCCATCAACTTCAAATTCATATTCAGAGTCTGGTTGATAACTAACCTCATCTCCTATTTTTAATCCTAAACTTAATAATTCTTTGTTTATATATTTAATAGTTCCAAATAAATGTTCTTCAGATCCTTTTTGAAATAAAAATTTTTCTTTTATTTTTGCGGGTTTTATAAAACAATATTTATCATATCCCATCCAACTGTTTTTTCTTTTAAATAAAAAAAACTGATCAGAATCTATAAAAAATAAATTTTCTTTGAAATAGCTTTTTCCGCTTTTTCTTTGGCCATACATATCATTGTAAAACTTAAAAACATTGTGGTGTACTAAAAGAGTATCTCCTTTTTGCACATCCCCATTGTAATTTATAGGAAGTTCTACAACTTCAGCATAACGATTTGAGACTTTATGATCTTCTTCAGAAGTGCTTGTAATAAAATTAACTTCTCCTAAAGTTTTTAAATTATCATATCGTCTATTGTTGAGTGGCTTAACAATAAATGAATATGGTGATTGCATTAAAAATTTATATTATATTCTAAAGATATTGGCAGTGTTGTTTTAAACTCTTTCCAAACTAAAATTTCGTTGTTTTTTTCTACCCAAATTTTATAAGATTTTGTCTCCAAGTCATTTTGAATAAGATGAATTTTATAAGACCCACCTAAAACTTCTTGACCAACAATGTAATGCATAGCTCCAGACTTATAGTCTGCTCCTATTGAAATTTTTCGTATGTCCATTTTAAAATGTTGAAAGTGTAAGAACTCGGTATCTAAGATTAACTTTTAAAATACCATCTCCTACAGTAGCGTTAACTCCTGCATTTACTAAAGTAACACTTGTATTAATTTCGCAATTCACATCGTCAGAAGACATGTGTTGCGCTTTGTCTGCAACAGTATTTAAAAAAGGTGTACTTAAAGTCGCCCAAGAAGCAGCTCCTTGTTTTACAGAAACTGAATTTGGAAAGTCATACGCTGTAACACCAGCGTCTAAAAAAGTAAATACGCTCAATACATCAATAACTTTGCCAGCTCCTGGTGCAGCTATTAAAGTAATAGGTGTTCCAGTCAAAGCTTTTAATTGTGCGGCAGAAATCGCTATAGTAACATTATTAAACTCAACTTGAAATAAATTGCTCAAAGCAGTTAATGTACAAGTTTTTGTTGCTAAATTGCTATCGTTATCAGTTAAAACAAAATAATCTGTTAGTACTGGAGCTATAGCAGGATAAGCGGCTTTGTTACTGATTTTTGACATTATACTTTTTTTAAATTTTTGTTTTCAACTTCTTCTTTATCTGCTTCAGCCTCTTCTTTAGATTTTACTTCTCCAGTTTTTAAATTTATTACTGAGTCTTGTCCAAACTCCTCAATTAATTTAGCTTCTAATTCTGCAAATTTTACTTGAAACTGCTCAAGTTGTTTTACCATTAAAGATTGCTGAAAAGTAATATCACCTAAAGATAATTTAGCTTTATTAAACTCTCCTTGTAACCCTTGTACTTCATCTAATTGAATTTTACTTAATTTCATTTAATTTAATTTTAATTATTAAACCCAAAGATAATACTTTTTTTTTAATTATACTATGCCATTGACATCGTCAGCTTGAGGCGTTTCAGTTCCTTGTAAATTAATTGAATTTACTTGCCAGAGAGTAAACGCAGAAGCAGCTGCTGCGGTAATTCCATTTATAGTATTTCCATATCCAGCTACCTCATAAACTAATTGTAATTTGGGCATAAAACTTCCAGAAGTATTAAAATAAACACCATTGGTGGCTGAAGTGCTTGAACCTGGTGAATCTTCAATATAATCAAAATTATAATTAACTAAAGCACAAACTAATTGTTTAGGGTTTGAATTGTTAATTTTACCAATAGCTGTAGAGTTTAATTGAAAATCATTTTCTCCTGAATTACCTGTACCCGCATTCCATGAAGAAAGAGCATCACTACCTCTTAAGTCAGATGAGTACTGATCTTCAAAAGCCGCTGTACTAAAATCGTTAACACTTAAAGCTGAACCTCCGTTAGTTCCAAAAGCTTTGTTTGATTCTGTTAATGTTACTGCTTGAGTTCCTGCACTACCAACTCCATTAACCGTAAAAGTTCCTGCACTTACTACAGCTCCTAAAGGCAATGAACTACAATCAAAGTAAAAAAATGATCTCGTACATGAAAAAGTTTCGTTACTTCCTCTGTCAACAAATGATTGCGCTCTTATAGCTATAGATTGATTAACACCTGAACTTACAGTAGTTCCTGTACTTGAATTAATTACATCATCCCAGTCTTGAGCAGAACTACCTGTTTTTAAAACAGACCCTTGTCTATTTGACGTTACGTTAATTGTAATTTCAGCCATAATTAAAATTGTTTTTTTGGTAAATAATATTCTGAATAATTAAAATACAGATTAGGATTAGGTTTAACTGGTATAACATCATAACTATCAGCTTTAATATTTAATTGATTGTCTTTTTTATTATAGCTATTCCACCAAGTTGCTAAACCATTTTTTTTCATCAAATATTTAATTATATCTTTAAACTCTGCACCGTTTTTATTATAGCCCCACGTGTCAAAAAATAATCCATCATATGCACTTAAAAAATTTCTTACATCATACCAATCTCCTAAAATAATATTTACATTAGGTTTGTCTTCAGCCCATTCTTGTGCTTTATTATATACTTGAGGATGACACTCTACAATAGTATGTGATTTAATATTATTAGCTTGTATATAATCTGCGCTTATCCCCATACCAAAACCTATTTCTAATATATCCCCACCATTTGAACAAATATAATCAGCATGAGCTTTCATAATTGGTTTCTCCCAATCCATCATTATATAATGAGTTTCTTGTGTGTCTGGATCTATATAGTATATAGAATTTTCAGTAAATGTAAGATTACGATTTATAAATTCCATAATAAAAGTTTTATGGGCTTGCAATAAGAACCCAAGTCTTATCTGGATCAAAATAAAATATTGTAGTACTGTATGCATAACCAACTATTCTTGCATATCCATCTGTAGGTACTGTAGTTGTTATATTACCGCTTGTTGTTAAATAAGCAGCTTGACCATTAGCAGTAACTGATTGCGCACCATTTACTAAGCCTTGAACAATCATTCCAACAGAACCTGATGTTCCAGTTCCTCTTGCCATTGCTAATAATTTGTTATAAGAATTTGTTGGAGTAGATAAAGTCCATCCACTACCTGTCCAATAATATATTTTACCTCCAGTTACTGAAGAACCTCCAGTAAATAATGTAAATCCATTACCATTGTTATTTGCTAAACTTACATCTAATCCTATAGGCTTAAATGTAATTATTCCTGTGTCTTTTATAGTGGCTACAGCAACCTCTCCTCCTACACCAGCTACAGAAGTATTTGCTCTTAAATGAATTTCCCCATTAGCTGCTCTGTTTGCAAGAACAACTTTATTAGTAGCCTCAAAAGTTAATGCTGTTTTAAATCCACCTCCAGAATCTTTATATAATATACCATCTCCTGCTCCACCAGATGTAGAGCCAAAACGAACATTATTATCTCCCAAATCAATATTACCAGACATTGTGCCACCTGAAAGCGGCAAGAAAGAACCTTGACTTGTAATATATCCTGCGTCATTAGTCCATTGATTATTAGAACCAGATTTATTAGTAAAGGTTTGTGTATTACTTGGAGTAGTAGTTCCTTGTGGATTACTAAAACTTGTTGTGATTGTAGAACCACTTTGCTGTGTTAATGTTAATGTGGTGGTTGTTGATCCTGAAGCAGAAAATCCAGTTATACTTCTTGTATATCCCGTTTCCCATTGTATTGAATTAGTAGCACCGTTGCCACTTGTTATATTTCCTCCAACAGTTAAATTAGTGCCATCAAAAGTTAAATCTGCATCACTTGTAATATTAGTTCCACTATTCCAAAAAGCAACTCTTCCAGAGACACCTGTTCCTGTAACAGTTCCTGAAGTAGATGATGAACCTGCACCAATTAAAGTTCTTACTTCCAAACCAGTTATTCCACTGTTTAAAGAAGGAGCAGAACCATTTGACAATATTGCTGGTGTACCTGTGTCAGTTACTTTAGCATTGTTAGCTGTAATATTAGATGCTTGTGTACTTGTAATACCAACTTTAGCATTATTAGTTGTTATATTAGATGCTTGAGTAGACGTAATACCGACTTTAGCATTATTAGTTGTTATATTAGATGCTTGAGTAGACGTAATACCGACTTTAGCAGTATTTGCAGTTATCGCTGATGCTTGTCCTGAAGTTATTGTTGCTGGAAAGGATTCTAAATTACCATCTCCTGTTATATACTGACTGCCCGAACCCACTACATCTATAGCGATAGTTCCCGAAACTGTCACTGGAGAACTACCCACACTAAAAGCATTTCCTGTATGAGACAATCCTACACTTGTAACTGTTCCTGTTGTAGAGCTTGTTCCTGCACCTATATCACTTCTAACCTGAGCTGCTGTTCTTGA